TGTTGCCATCACAATCTGTTCCAAAGGTGTTGCCTCCACAACCTGTTCCAAAGGTGTTTACACTACAACCTGAACCAAAGGTGTTGTAAGCACAATATGAACCAAAGGTATTGCCCCCACAACCTGTTCCAAAGGTGTTGCTCTGACAAACTGCTCCAAAGGTGTTGTAACTACAACTTGTTCCAAAGGTGTTGCCATCACAATCTGCTCCAAAGGTGTTGTAACTACAATCTGTTCCAAAGGTGTTGCCTCCACAACCTGTTCCAAAGGTGTTGGAATCACAACTTGAACCAAATATAGTATATGGCAAACTCACGAAATATTCATCAAACAAATTATTTGTACAACTATCCCCAAACATTTTTCTGTCAAAATAATCATCTGTATCTAAAACAGGTATTGTATAATCGCCAACTCCTAAACCTGTGGAGGAAAAAGATAAATATGCGCTATCAAAATCACTTAATGTGATTAGCAGTTTCCAATAATCAGCCCTTGTGTCAGGTGCTTCCGTAACAGCGAAATTCAGCACACTATTTGCAACCGTCCCTGCTAAATCACCACTTGCATTTGCTATCGCTGGTTGGGTAAATCCTGTCCCTGCAACATTTGCAGTAAAAACAATGGTTTCCCCATTGTTTGTAATAACAATACCAACAGCCAAATAATCCGCAGCCCATGATGTAACAAAATCAGCAGCCGTATCAGGAAGATCATCCCCAAATGTCACCAACTTTGTCAATCCCCCTGCCCCCGTGATATTTGCTGTTCCCGATGTTCCTGTAAGTGTTACAATTTCTACCTGTGCCGTGTCTGCAACTGCCTGTAACGCCACATATATATTATCATCTCCACTATGCTGAACAAAATCACCTTCATTATAAGCCTGTGCTACCCATGACGCCTGTTCAATAGACCAAAGACGATAGGTAATCTCACGGAAGTCAAAGTTGCAACGGTTGTTATTTATGTTATCCTCCCTGCGGTATATCACACCTTTGAATCCTGTTACCGTTTCACTGGTATCACCGTCATAAAATGGTTTCAGGCTTTCCCAATTTGTAATATCCCAATCATACTTAATTGTATCTTCAGGGTATGTTGCACTGTAAGCATCCTGTGAAAGCGTGTTTGCTGAAGTTGCCAATACCACCAATGGTTCTGCTTCCCCGGTATGGACAATCTTCGCTTCCTCTTCAAGAATATAACTATCATCACCATCCACCATCCAGAGAACGATGGCATAGTCTGTGATTCGGTATAATTGCCCTGATACCAACCCGCTGGCACCGATTGCCGTAAGAAGGTTCTCATAAGTAATATCTACAATGCCACCAGCACCAGTGTATTCATCACTTTCACGAAGGTCACCTAATACGGTATCATATTTTACAGTCATTTCAATACTCCTTCCTTATGAAAACATCAAAACACGATCGCCCCAATCTCCGGTAGCCCATTCACGGGTAATTAAAACGTCCGTAATTGTAATCTTACAGACATCATAATTTGTACCGTTCCAATACCCCTCATATATGATCTCACCTGACGAATCTGAAAGGTCAATATAATCCGCTTTTGCCTGTACCACTCTCTGTGTTTTTTCAGTAGTTGTACCAGCCCCGGCTTCCACCCCGGCTTCACCAACAATCGGATTTACTTTTTCACGGTTTGATTCATCCCAATCATCCATTACCTCAACAGCCGTCTTGATTGCATCAACATCTGTCACCAACGTTCCTGTATCTGCATCAATGGTAGTCAGCAATGCTTCGATGTCCTCTAACGTATCTGATGAAAGTACGCCAAGCGCATCCAAAGCATCTGCAACTTGTACAACTGTGGTATATCCCGTAACGGTCTGAATAGTCCACTCTGAGGGACGGTAAAAGCGCGTCATGTGGAAACCTTTGGCAAAGAGGATGACGCCGGTCTCCGTCCCGTGGTAACTTATTTCAGACGGGTAACTCGATGCCCCGTCCCAGATGACGGTGTAGCCGCCATTCGATCTGCGTGAGATGTTGCAAGTGTAAGCCATTTTTGTTATATGTTAAAAGTTCCAGTTAATTCTCTCGTTTGCTGTTGTGCCTCGGTCTCCGTATCTTCAGCCATCCGATCGGACTCCACATCGGGATTGCTCACCAGCGGATTATTCTCAAATGCCGTCTGTTGGCTGATGAGTGCTTTGTTGGCACGTGCCGTGGCCAGGATTTCAATTTCTTCTTTCACGTTCTTCGGCAGGTAGGGTGTGAATACGGGTTCAATCCATAACGCGTTCACATCGCCAGCCAGGCGCACGTTTATGATGTTGCCGCAAATGTCCTTAACCAGGTTAATACGCCGTTGAAACATCTCTCCGAACAATTCAATTTTGTTTTCAACCTTCAGGTGGGCATCCGTGAACATCAGCTTTATGGCAAATCCAGACATGTCACCACCCATTGATTTCATCTGATCAAATGAGATGTTCGGCGTCTGGGTCATGGCATAAATCATCTTCTCGATTTGTTCAAATTCAAGACGTTCGCTCTCCGGTGCCGATGACCATGACATATAACTTGCATCGGATCCCTGTGTGAGCTGAATGACCTTTCCCTGTGTCGTCTTGCCCGGAAGTGAGGCTACCTCACCGATTACCTTCACCATCGGACTGCCGAAGTAGTCGTTAGTGTCGGCGAAGTTTGACATCTTTGTTTCGTACCGGTCGATCAGCGACTGAACGGATGACCACTCAGGCTCCGGCTGTGAATAGTATACGACCGGGATCTTCCCGAAGATGTTAGCCGTAACGACCGTGTCCCACTTTCCGTCAATGTTGGCGCGGGAATAGACCGATGTAGCCGTCCACGTGTCGAAATGCTCTGTTATTTTGTTGTCGGTGTCTTTGATGGAATACGACCGGCTGAAGGCTACCATGTCACCCGTGTCATCGAAGTAAGGCCACAGGCCGTCACCATTGCCGGGTGAAAGCAACTTGACGCGAAGCTTGAAAATGTTATTTACGGACTCCTTCAGCGTCTTTGACCAAAATATACGGTCTTCAACCAGGTACCACAATTCAGCCGCTTCACATTCGCTCATAACCGTGCGGGCCAGCTTGCGGTTGAAATAATCGGCCTTGTTATCGTCAAGCGTGCGCTGAACCATGTCGGCCAGTAATTGCTGACTGTCGGTTTCGGCGGCATATTCCAGCGTGACGGGATTTCCCAGAAGGAAGCCGATGGCGCGCTCAACAATCAGCTTCTGAAACGGCACCGCAATACGGTTTACGTCTTCATACGCTGTTGTGTAGGTGAAATTGCCGTAGGCATCCTGCACGGTGTCAGATGCGCGCTTAACGGCTTTCCACGGCCGGACGTTGGTATCAAATACGCTGTGCTTCGACGTATCCCACTGCTCAGAGATGGTGCCATATTCGGCAATATCCTTTGATTGCTTGAGAATCGTCAGCTGATTTTCGACCGGTAACTGCAAAATTTCATCAATATTCACCGCATTTTTATTTTGCGGTAAATTTCAATGATGTTTTCCGGTATTGATTTTCAGAAATGGCGGTAAATTGTCACGGTTTGCGATGTGTGAACGAATCAACGATGAAAATGAAGTCGGGCCCCTTGCAATGATAGCGTGTGATGCTGTCGATGTCGATGATGTTGCGGTAATACTGTGCTATGAACATTTCATCCCGGTAGGTGCGGTAATGGTTTGGTGCCGGGTAATTAGGTACGGAAAATATCAGCCTGGCAGGTGGAAGGCGACGTATCAGCGCACGGTCGTCTTCGATGTGCTCCATTGATTCAATGGCCGTGATGACATACCCCCGGTATTTGCGATAGTTCAGCTTTGTGACGTCACCGTGGATGAACGTAAATGAAGGCACCAACTGGCGCGCTGTCGTTATGGCAACCACGCTGTAGTCAATGCCCGTATAATCTGTGAATCCCTGGTCGTGCAGAAAATTGGCGAATTGACCGGGCCCGCATCCGATGTCAAGGATCGGGTCCTCGTGTTTCATTTTCGATGCAATGATTTTCCAAACCGGCAGATAGGATGACCGTAGGTAGTTTTGCTTGTATTCCGGGTCAGATGCAAATATATGGTCGTAGGAATCAGAAGAAAACATGGTCAAGTGATTGATTTGCGTGGTCGTGTATTCCAAGTGACAGGCTATAGCGGATGGCGTCCACGCAATGATCGTGCGCTGCTTCCGGTACGGGCAGAAAATTACCAAGTCTGTCTTTTTTCCATTTGTAGTGCAGATTTTCACGCTCAATGTTGCGGCTTCGCGGGCTTATGTACACGACATTGCGCTTCAGATAGTCGATGCCTGAATTTACCGATCCTTTGCCCTTGTCTGCCGGAATTGCCCGGATTCCCATTTTCCGCAGGTCGTCAATACTTTTAGGTTCGGCAGAATCACATACGACCGGCTCACCGTGGTATCCGTCCTGTTTGATCAGCCGTGCAAGGTCGGCATTGGTTAGCCCTATCTGATAAAGCACTTCGTCGACGTATACCGTACCGCCTATTATTGTCGTTCGCACGACGGCAGCCGGGTCTTGTGAATACCCAAAGTCAAGGCCATAGACAACTGTCATCTTTGGCTCGTCAGGGAAATCGGCAAAGTTCCATGTCTTGAATATACGGGCTTCGTCAATCACGCCCCATTCGCCACGTGCATATATCCGGTGGTAATTCGGGTCAATGTTCAGGTATCGTTCCAGTTCTTGCTTGTATACCTCGTCAATGAATCGGTTATCCTGGTATGTTGTTTTGATAATCGTCGTCTGGTCATCATATTGATGGCTGTCGAAAAATACCTTCTTAATCCAGTGGTTCTCGTCTATCGGGTTGAATGTGCCGGTTATCTGAAGATTTTCACGTCCGCGGAGGCGCAGGTTCAGTTGGTTGAAATCGTCCTGTGTAAATTCGTTCATTTCCTCCATCCAAATTCGGGTAATACCGGCTATTGATTTGATCTTCTCCGTGTCGTCCAGTCCTTTGAAGATTATCTGGCTGCCGTTGTGTGGAAATGTGAATACCTGATCGGATTTGTTTTCGATGTACAGGGCTGAAAGGTTCCAGTCGGTAAGGATGCGGCGGGCCAGTGCAATGACGGAATGCTTTAGTGTGGAGGCGTATTTACGGGTAATCAGTATTGTTTCTTTCGACTGAATGGCTTTGATTATTTCATGCTGTGTCTGCGTCCATGATTTTGACGAACCGCTACCGCCGTAGTTTATAACAAAGCGTGTCATTGCTTCTTTCAGCCGGTAAAAGAGCGGATTGAACAGTGCCGGGTCGAATTCAATCGTTAGTGGCTTGTTTGGGTTCATCCGGTAGTTTTACGAATATGGTGTTGCCGTTGCTGGTGATGTCGGTGTCTTGTTTTTCACGCTGTCCGAGCCGTTGTTTGCCGAGCCATACTAACATCGTCGGGTTTTTATCCTTTAATGCAAGTTCATATTGCGTTGCATATAACAGGGCATCTCCCTTAGCTCGTTTTTCTCTTAGAAAGTCCGAAAAACCTTGTTTATTGTCGGTTTCACAACGGAAATAAAGCGTGTCGGGCATAATGCCAAAATAGGCAGCTACCTGAACGCCGTCACAACCGGCGGCAATAAGTTTACCGGCCTGTTCCCAATCTATTTTAGCTTTCGGACGTGGCATAGTATAGTCAATTTTCACACATTTCCATACATAATTCCGTCACTTCACTTCTATCTTCAAAACATTCGCGGCTGTATCTTTTTCTCTTTTTATTGTAAACACAATATTTATATTTACTTAATATTTTATGAATTTCATTCTCTAAATATCCTTTATTCCTATATACTTTTACTATTTCAAAATCTCCTTCAAATTCTAATTTCAAATCATATATTCTCATTTTAGGATTATTTGAGACGCCTATTTTAATAAATCCATTCGTGTTTCTCATAATATAAAGATGCTTATATTTCTGTTTTTTATCTTTATATTTATTTTTATTCAAATAGTCCGGAAATAAGTGCCACATTAAAACACTATAAGCATCCATTTCTGGGTTTATAGTTGCTGCACTAACTGTATTTCCTACATATTTTGACATATTTTTTAATACTAAAATATACTCATTATAATCATATTTTTCCTTAACATCATGAGCATAAAATATTTCACCTGAGTTTAATGTAATTTTGTATTCTCCTGGTTCTTTGTTTATGTAAGGAAGTTTATTAAACCGGTCGTTCTTACTAGTTCGCGGGTTCTTTGAATTAATATGTAGTTCCGATAACTTCATCCGTTTGTCATTTTGCCGTAAAAATAATCTACCTGAAACGTAAATTCCGGGTAAATACTCATGTAATTTTTCACCCTTTGCAATGCGTGGCTGATAACGGTCTGATCACACCCCAGTATTTTCGACAACTCCGACCTCAGCCCCCTCCTAACGGCAACGCTATCGGAGAAGAACAGCGGGTCTTCCATGCGCGTAATTACGGCAATGAATATCAGCCTGTAGTTATTTTCGTTTCGGCGCATGGCGTCTTCCGTTATTCCGGCGACTTGCAAATAGTGGTTGTACAGTTCCGGTATTTCGGCCAATGACCGCAGCTGCCCTGGCGGGTTGACCATGTGTTCAATGGCCGGGAATCGCCGCTTAAGCCGGTGATACACGCGTCGGTAGTTAGTTTTCATTCAGTCAGTGAATTATAATTTAATATCAAGACTTATTTTATAATTAATTGGATTTGATTCTGATTCAATATAATAACGATTAATTGAAATATCCATTATCCCTACTTCTGTTTCATCTGTAAATTCATTAAGCAAATCAGCAATCTTGTTTTCTAAATCTTTTTTTAGATTTTTTACTTCTTTAATGTCCATAATGTTTTACGTTTTTTATTTTGTCAGTTTTTTGTTGATACGTCCATTTCCTTCAGTACACGCTGAGATGCCAACAGAACATCTATCGCTGTTTGGTAGCCTAACTGATAACCGGCATTTGTAAATTCAACCTTCGCCTCTTTGGTGCAGATTGTGAGCATTTCAAGACACTCCCTGTATGTCATCACCATCACCCCGGCGTTTTGCGTTATCTCAGCAGGTGTGGCGGTGCGCAGTGGTGATGATATTTCAGCCCCAAGCGATGCGTAATAGTCGGCAATTATTTCGTCAGGATTTCTCATTTCTGTTCCTCCTCCTTAAATAATTCTGTTTGACCTTTGATTTTTCTCTTACGGTGAATAGTACGATCCCTGAAATCAATAAATGAAGTACAAACCGGTCCCCCTTCTTTCCAAATCCATTGTTTCGGCGTATCACCAATAACTGAACGAAACAATATTTCACATGATGTTTTAGCATTTATATTTCTTGTTGTATGCAAGCGTAAGACGGTGCATTTAATCAACATTCGTGGTTAATTTACCGTATTTTTTAAAAGCCCTGCCCGCTTCGGTTTTTTCAAAACCGTTTGAATTATCATAGTGCTTTGGGTATGGCTTCTCTTTTAGTAAGCATTTCTTTTTCCATCGTTCATCTAAAAATTTAATGTATCTAAATTGTCGTAAACTTTCACTTGTTACACGGTCTTTATTTTCGGGTGCGTTAAGTAAATCAAATCCACGTTTCCCCGCTTTTCGGCTTGTTTTAATTGAGTTATGAAAAACTTCCCCATCTAATGTCCAAAAAGTTGAAATATGTTCACCATAAAAATTAAAACTACATGCTTGGTAAACTACTCCGTAACAATTACAACGCTCGTCCGCAAAGCTTTGAACCCATTTTATTTTTGGCATTTTTCCTCTTATAAATTTTAGGCTGTAGCTTATTGCCATACTTTCACTATTTCTTGGGGCTTCATCACTTAACCACATTCTATTAAGTTCTAAATATTGGCTCATTTCCGTCCCCTCTACAACACTTCCACAGCTTGCTGGGTTCATTGCATAGCCATATTGTAAAACACCTTGTATTTTGCCATTTATATACACTCCTAAATGGGTTGTCGTGCCGTTATAAACTTTGTGGCTATAATGGTTTTTCCTAATCAAATCATTTGCATAGTCCTTAAATATTTCTTTTACGCAAAATTCATCGCTTCCAAAGCCAATTATTTCTGGTTGTCCAAATAGTGTTTTGTTTGTAATATAATCTTTTTTTGCCATCGCTCTGCTTTTAAAAAATACTATTGTCGTTCATTTAATTAAGTTTTGCGGATAAAAACGCCAGCATACAACCCGTGGTATAGTTAATTGCCGTGTTAGTACTAAGTTTAAGCGTTACCACCCGCTTGTAAATTTGTGTAATTTGATATGGAAGCAGCCCGCAATCGGCAACTAACCATACCACCAAACGATGCAGGGTCACGCTTGCAATTTTCACACCACTTAGAAATAAATCCTACACCTTCCGTTCCGTTGCTTGGATAATATGATTCATTCATTTCTGTTCCTCCTTTTTATTTTCTTCTTTAATTGGCAATGGACACCAGTCAGGGAATCCTGTTTTCTCATTGATACTTACAATGATTCTGTATCCTTCTATTCTGCAACAGTCGTGGGCGTTATACGGGCAACTACTGCACATATCTATTTCAATTATTCGTATCATTTCTTTTCCTCCCAAATTCGTAAAAGACATTCAGTTGTTTTATGAACTACCTTAATGTACTTCTGCCCATGCAGAAAGTACAATCCGGTTTCCGGGTCACACTCATACATGGATACCATGTTAGCAAAACTTACCATATCTTCATCATTATAACCTTTTCCTTTTCTGAAAAATGGAATATCCTCCTTGTTGATTCTATCACTACACCATGATACATCATGCAATTCTTTAAAATCTTTTACCTTGTTTCCCCCCGTATCAATGACAAGATAAATCTTATCAGGTATGTTTTTCATTTTTACTTACCTCCCAAAGTTTAAGAATATGAGTAATTGTTACTTCTTTCCATTTATAATCTACATATTGCATCCACTTGTCTCTACTTATAGAATACGTCAATGAAGATTTAGCGTCAAACAAGGCATTTATGATATATTTAATAATACTTTGCATATCTTCCGCAGTATAAGGCTGTCTGATATTGACAAAGTTGGCACCCTTGACAAATCCTTCTTCTTTTAAATCATTGTCTGCATTATTATAGATATTTCTTAAACCATCACATTGGGGATATACATTTTTTGCAGCCTGTTCAATTTCTTGTGCTTTCATTTCTATTCCTCCTCCTGTTCTTTTAACCATTCATCATACATATGATGTGTAGTTGACCAAATATTATCCTCCTTATTGGCATAGAAGAAACCCGCTGTAAAAGCTAATTCCCCGAAGCGTTTCATGGCTTCCAAAGCTTGCTCTGGAGTAATCCAATATATGTCACTGTTGTCAGTGATTGTTTTCTCATCTGTACCAGCCGCTTTGGCTAATATTTCAATTATTCTTTTCATTGTTTTTACTCCTTACATAATGTTAATTTCGTACATTGTGTTTAGCACTTAGTTATAACCAACCTTAAACCGTGCTACTTTCATTAGTCGTGCTGAGAAAAGGAATTGTCTTTTTAATATCCATCATTGAATTGTATTCCAGTTCAATCTTGAGAGAGTTGATAATTTTCCCAGCTGTATTTGCCAGTTCCTTACCTAATTTCAATTCCATTTTTTTAGCCTTCATGCTTTCGTAGTTGTCGGCTAAACTTGTTCTAAGTTCTGTGATGTTTTGCATAATCTTTTAGTTTTAATTATTATTCTTTTTATTTCAATTAATTCAGGTGTTTCTCTTATTTGTTTTGCAGTTAAATTAGTGCCTCTTATTAGTTTATTGATAACATAACAATCGCTCAACTCTTCTCTCAATTTACGTTCCTTTTTAATTATTTTTTCTGTATTATTTTTTGACCATTTTATTTTTGCCCGCTTACTTGCCATCTTCCCCTTTTCTGATTTTTGATATTTATCAATTGACTGCTTGTCTAATCCCTTATGGTATCTTTCAAGTTTTAATCTACTTGCATTTTCTCTGTATTCTGGTCTGTTTCTGCTTTTTTTTTGAATTTCTTTTACTCTCTCCTTATTTTTTAAACGCCATCTTTTTGTATTCTCATTTTTCCTAATACGTATTTCATCATCACTTAATGTTTTAACAAATTGCCCTTTTTTATTTCGGACAAAAGGCTGGTTATAACACGGTATAAAACCAATAGCGGTTTCAGTAGTGTTCGGTGCTTCGATGCTTGTATTTAAGTCTGTCATAATTTGATAATTTAGTGTTTCAAAATCCGCTACTGGTCTTATACCCAACCGTTATCGTTCATTTCTTTTCGTCCTCCCCTATACAGTTTTCGCAAAGCTGATCCACCGGAAATGCAATAGCACACCAATAAGCCTTTCCACATTTTTTGCAATTCAAGTGATATTTATTTTTCTCCTTACGCTGTATTACATATTTGTGGCTCCAGTGATTTAGGCAGCTTTCAATCTCACCCTGTGCCATTCCACTATCCTCCATGTCAGCATCCATTTCATCACGAATCTCTACTGATGGTTCGTGTGTTCCCTTTATCCCTTCCTCAAATCCAATCCTCAATGCTGTATTCCATGCCTTACACAAAATGCTCATTATCCTGACCAAGTGGGCGGTGCTGATCATCTGTTTGTCGCAATACCTCCTCAACTCCTGTTGGTAATGGTACAGTGCTTCATTGTTTCGTTTTGTCATAACGGCGTATATCTGAAATAGTTAATTACAAACGGCGTGACACTATCAACATCAAACTTATCTCTGTTAAATCCGTCAATGTGATTATTCAGGATGACCATCATCGGTGTATAATTTGCCAAGTGATCGAGTACCTTTCGGTCAAGTACCTGCCGCACACATACACCATCTATTGAAAAGCTGATAACCGTCTGGCTCCAGAACATCTCATACTTGTGAAACCCTGCCGACGGGTCATCGTTATAATCTTCAAGATCGGGATTCCGTGCCGGTATCTGATTGATCTTCGCCTCTGTCCGGGTGTGCACGCAACTTTGTATGTTCCACGACCGTACATCATCGAACCATCGTGGAAAATACTTGTGTAGCCATGAATATTTCCTGTATCCGGTCTGTTTGCTGTATGCCTCAATAATGTCAATTTCCGGCGGCCATTTATGCTGAGGGTACATCCACCATGCAGGCCACAGACAGTTACCAGATGGCAACATTGCTTCAATCTGAAAATGTCCAAATCCGAACTCCCGATCACAACAAATCAGCCCGGCGCCATACTCGCTGTGAATAATCTTTCCGTTAATATCAAAGTCACGTGGATTCCGGTGTATTTTCAACCGTAGCTGACCGGCATCGTTTATTTCAATAGCCGTTGGATCATACCAGTTCCACGACTTACTGGGATGGATCGATCCCCACCGCTCCCGTGTCAGCCACTCGTAACCACTCCAGTTAATTGTTTCACTCATCAGAATGGTATGTTATCATTATCAGATTCGGTAACGGATGTATTTTTCACCACATTTTTAGCATTCCCCAGAATGGTTCCTTTCTTTCCACCTTTGCGTTCATCGGCTGTAATGTCTTCAACAATCATGAAATCGCTGTATTCGTTGCGGTTTTCAATCAGTGTGAAATCGCAATAAATACCCTTTTCTCCCTTGTGTAGCCGTTTTTTGTCAATCTTTGAAACGTCAATTCTGCACTTGATTATTTGCTTTTCCATTGGTTATGTTGTTAATGATTTCAACTCTCATCTTATTCACCGTGCTTAATTTCAGATTGTCGGCAATGTAATTGTAACTTTTGTGGTACAAATCTTCGGTGTCGTATTTGCCATTCCATACGGCCGTGGCTACCTCGTGAAAGTTCTTCTCATTGCAGTGTATTATTCCCGGATGGTGGAATTCGGGCCAGTCGGGTGCGATGATCACCGACCCTGCCATTGTCGCCTCCAGCCAGCAGATGTTTGACCGGCTGCGGTTAAACTGGTTTTCGATCATCGGGAACAGGAATGCCAGCGGGCGCGTGTCACGCAGATAATTGAAATAATGATAAATGTCGCGGCTGTCGATGATCGTGCAACGCCCCAGGTATCGCAACGGGTTGAAGCCGGTCATGAATACCACCTCGGCACCGGAGCTGATTATCTTTCGGAAATGCTGATTGTAGGCAAACACATCATCTTCGTGTGATTTCATGCCCCGGTACAACATCACCCGGCCCACTGGCACCTCTGCCGGAACGAGCATCTCATCCTGTATGGCGTTAGGAATAACCACAATGTTATCGTTATACGGCTCGTAGCTTTCCTTAATGACGGGTGTCGATACCGTAACGACGGCGGCCATCTGAAGGAGTGTGATGATGTTTTGACGCGCTGCCTGAAATACGGAATAGCGGTCGTGCGTCGTTGGCAGGTTGAAAAGGTCATCGTCGTATTCCACCCACAGCGGGATTCCCATTTGCCGCATGTACTTCGCGGTGTTTACGGCTTCATTGCTCACGGGCCGTTGCATCCATACCAGGTCGTAATTTATCAGTACTGGCCACATGATGTTCTGGTCTTGCCAGTCCTGGACGTTGATTGTGATGCCCGTCTGGGACTCAAGGTCACGCACGACGCCCGCAGCCCTGTAAAAGCTGGTCGCGTCGGCTTTGTTCATCGTAATCAATAGAATTTTCATAATTTAAAAAGGTATTTCTTCATTTGATGGTTTAAAAAAATCAATTTCAATTTCTCGCGGTGCTTTTACCAGCCAATTGGTATTATCCCACGCGTTAATGTCTTTGTCTCCCGTTTCAAACCGGCCATTGTTGTAATTGTATTTCATTTCAGTTATTCCCTGCTCACCCAAATGTTTGAATTTTATTTTCTGCCAGTAAACAGTAAGCTGATTCTGCATGATGTTATCATCATTCACCGCCCTGTGTACGCACATTCCGTAATCGGTCTTATTGTAAAAATTTGCCGACCCTGAAATGTCATACAATGAAGGAACCTCATATTTGCCGGATGCGTTTTTCTGCATTTTCCTCGGATGCGCGACCAGGAATATCAGCACATCGTTAATCTTGGCGAAACTGGTAAGCATGTCCAAAAAACGGCTTATGTATTGCGTTTCGGTGTCGGTGTATTTGTGTTCGATTTTGTTGTACGGGTCGATTACCAGGATCTTTATTCCGTGCGTCTTCACCATCATGCGCGCCGTCTGAATGATGCTTTCAGCGGTGAAATCGTTTTCGTGAAGAATGTAAAAGAAGTTTTCACGGATATATTCGGCGGCCATATCGAAATCATATTCATTTCCGTATATCCGTCCGAATTTTTTACCTATCGTCTTTTCATACAATTTTGCATAATGAAATTTCAGCGGGTAATTCTCCGGTGTGAAATAAGCGGCTTTCCATCCGTGCTGAAGATTCAGTCGCAACACGATGTAATCGACAAATTCAGATTTGCCGCTTCCCGGAATCCCGGTAACTATTGCCAGCCGTCCCGTTTCCCAAGTGATAAATTTGTCTATGTTTTCATCACCGATTGTTTTTCCGCGCTGAATACCGTGTTCATACAAATCAATGATGTCAGAATAAAAATCGTCAACCGTGATAACTCCTTTTGTCGGGAAGTATCGGGCCGTGTCAATAGTGGTGTATAATTCCAATCCGCCGTATTTCTGAAGAAACTCGTTTGCATCCTTACAATCCATGAAATTCACCAGCTTGCATTTTTCTGCCCCGATGCGGCGAACCAATTCGTCACGCAGTACAATACCCTTGCTGTCGTTGTCGACGGCTATGTAAACGGTGTCGATTGAATCAAAGAAATGAATCGAATTGTCAAGATATTCAAGATTATTGTTTGCGCCGTTAGGAACGGAAAGTACATTCTTGCGCCCGCACGTCCAGAATGAAAGCGCGTCCATCTCTCCCTCGGTGATAATTACTTCGCGTTCCGATTTCAGAATGTCGTGGTTCCAGAGTATCAGTTCAGCACCGGATGAAAGTTTGAATGTTTTTTGCGGGCCACGGTATTTTATGTTGACAAGTTGATCATCACGAAAATATGGAAAGCATATCACCTCAACCGGCTTCTTAAACTGCGCAATGAATTCAGTATCGGAATATATTTTTGCTGCGTTCAGCGTATCCTGGCTGATCATGCGGCTGGCAAAATAATGAACTGCCTTATCCGTTAGGTTGGTAATATTTTTCCATTCAGGCCGAACGTATTCCTTTGTTTGCCGGTATGGGCTATATTCGAAAAATGTTGTATTGCAGTGGAAGCAATAAGCGCGATTCGTATCCGGGTAATATTCCAGACATTTCTCTGATTTGCTTTTACGTCGGTTCGACGAACATTCAGGGCAAAGGTGACGTTCATTCTTTGTACCGAAGTCAATGATGTAAATTGATTTCGTATTTGACGACTGGTATTTCATGGCATCATCTTCCTTTTGATTTGATTCTCCGGCTTACGAAACTGAATTTTAATCCAGTTGGTGAAGTGGTTACGGTAGTCGCGTTCTGATTTAGGTGTGCCGTTCATCCGTTGTTCAGAAATAAAGACGTTTGTAAGTTCTCGGTATCGGTCATAACTCACTTCGACATTTTCGCTGATTTTGGCATTTGTGTAAGTGGTCTGCATCCAAACGTCGTTTTTCATCAGAATGTCAAAATCAAAATTTCCCCCTATAGTTATTAAGTTAGTATCTACATTTAATACATTACCAATACCATTACCATTACCATTACCATAAGTGTTAGGTAACACTTTACTAACAGTTAATTTTCCTTCTTTAAAAAGTCCATATTTTGTCAGAATATTAACTGCTGAAATTTGCGTCTTTACCTTGCTATTCGGGAATTCCGGGTATTGAAATTCAAGAAACTTCGGGATGAAAAATAAGTGTTCGCTAACTCTTAGCAAACGGTTACCTAACTCTTTGGTAACTGTATCAAGATTTTCAATGCCGATTTGAAATTCAGCAAGGCGTTTATTCAATTCCAAAATACCGGCGTGGTCACATTTTGTAATGCAATAAATCCAGAATAATTTACCTTCAACTGACAGATCCATGTACCACGGATCGTCAAATATTTCCGTGTCAATGAATCTCTTTGCCATTTAGTGTTTTTTTGAGAATTTTTATAATTTCAGGTATATCATATCTTAGATTATATCCGATTATTTTTTTATCTTCATCATCATATATAACCATAGAACAGATACCACTTGATTGAGAAATAAACATTATTCGAGAACCACTGTTCCAACCATCTGCTTTATAAATAGATAATATTTGATTAAAATCTATTCCTCTTTTATTTAAATATTCAATTTCATAATGGCAATGTTCGCAAACTGTTATAAGCATAGAATTATCATAATCCCAAGGATCATTGCCGTTTATATATTCCTTATGGTGAACCTGTAGTGACGTTTTTTCATCACCACATAATTTGCATTTCCACTTGTCCCTGTTTAATATCTGAAGGCGTTTTTTCTGCCAGCGTGGATCTTTCAGCTTCTCAGCATAGGATTGTTTTTCGTCTGAATTGTTGCGCATAACTTAACGATTTGAGGTAAATAAAAAAGGGTGGTCACTGCGCAACAATACAAACGTGAAGTTTGCAAAGACGTTCGGACTCGCACCGATATGCCACCCATGTATTTTAAAGTGCCAATTTGCATATACGTTAATATTGTTGCGCATTACAAACATACAAAATTTTTTATTCCACCGGCTCCAGCGGGTCAATTTTATTTATCCGTATCAGCACCGCATCGACTCGCTTTCGGAACAGCTTATCCGTTGCCATCAGATTTTCAACGTGAGAACGGGCATAATTGGCCGTGGCATGGTCGCGGTTCATCAGCCTGGCCGCCTGCCCAAGCGTGGCATGCTTGTATTTCAGGTAGTACCAAATAGCTACCTGGCGCGCTTCGACGTGTTCACGCAATTTGCTTCTGCTTCGCATGTTTTCGAGCGATGTCATCCAGTGGTCGGCAATGATTTCTTCAGCTTTCATCAGTCCTGGTTTCATAACGTAAGTCATTTTTGTTCACAATAGAATGTTAATTTTTCTGTCCGTATCTCGAAAAATTTCGATGTTGTAAGAAGTGAATCCGGTATTACATTCCCCATCCGTTTGCTGAAAATGCTGTCAATATCGCGCTTGTCGTTGGTGCGGATAACTTCCGTGCGCCCGCGGTTGTCGGTAATGGTAATGAGGTATTTCGGGCGCGGCTTCGCGGATGAAAGCAAAATCAGCAAGACGGCGGGAATGAGTATCTTCATGAAATTTTAATTTGATTCAGATAATATTCAGTCGATCTATCATATGTTGATTCATCTGTGTAATGAGGTTTTCGCGTATTAATGACATGCGTTAACTCACAAAATCCGGATGCTGCTAACTTTCTTAAATCAACAGGAATATTTAAGATATGATGAATATCTTTTTCTGTTATCTTATCTGGAGTTCGTTTTATCAACTCCTTAATTTTTTTAATAATTTTCATATTACTTTTTGTTTCTGGTACAATGCTTTTTCGGTGTCAATACAACGGTACTGGTAATCCAGACTGTCGGCACGTGCTTCGCGTAGACGGCGCAGAATGGTTCCGTCCATGAGGTCGGCACGTTCGGTCAGGTGCTTTACTTTCCGGCACAGGCGAGGTGCGGAAAATGTCTCCGGCAGGTCGTTGAAGGTCATCTCAACGGCACGGCGGACGGTGATAGGTGATTTCTGTGTCATATCAAATAAATTCAGGCTTTTGTTCTGTTTTTGGTTAATAATTAATTGATTAAAAATTGGTTATTAAATTTTATATTGATAATAACTTTCAAACTGTTCAAACGCCAAATCATCCGGCGTCGGAAGCACTATCCCCAGCTCCGAACTTGCGAACACCTGCACCTTCTCCAGAAACTCTGTGAATTGCTTCGTGTCTAATGCCGTCGTACTCATCGGGCGTGCCACCTCATCGAACAATCCCCGTATCCGCTTTGTCGGCAAATACATAACTTTCAGCTCCTCATGAATCTGCTCTTTGTCGCCGCCGGTCTCGCTGGCAATACATTGAATCCATAGCCAATACAGGGCGTTCTGCGGCATCGTGCGCCGTACTTTGTGCCGCTCAACAGTCACATCATACTCTTTGCCTTCGGGTAACTTCTGAAGGTATTGAACGACCGGCTGAATGTTGGCGTTATGAATGTGAAATTTCATATCCAGCTTAGTTGACCAAGTGATTCAATAGCTCCACGATGGTTGCGCTTGTTAATCTCAAAATAGGATGGCTTTAATTCAATGCTGATTGATTTACGGCCCATTTTGATTGATTGATATCCTTCAGAACCGATACCTCCAAACGGGCTTAAAACGGTTTCACCTTCATTTGAATAAAGAAGAATCAGCCTTTCGATAACTCCGAGCTGAAGAGGACAAATGTGTTTTTCATCCTTTTCGTCGCGGGCAGTTGTATATTGCAATACATTTGTCTGGTCTATATCCATCCAGACCGGAGATGCGTATCTTTGCCATACCTGATGGCTGTATTGTTCAATCCTTGAATATTTACTTTCCGGGTCAAATCCCCAATACTCATTGAATCCATCAACTGTTACCGGGAACTTATCATATTCATGAATTGGTTTATACGTTGTAAAACGTTTGTCTTTTAATTGAATTGGTACTTGATTCTCTCCTGGCTTTTTAAATACTGTAACTTTATCAGATAATCCCATGCGTATCATGCTCATATCCTTTGTTACTTGTTTGTGTGCTAATCCGAGGGCTTTTGTACGTACGGCGGCCAATAGCGGATCTTTCCAGATGGTAAATTCAGAATGAAGAAAAAATCCGGCATTCTCAAAAATATCTTCAATGGTTGAAGAAAAACGACGTATTCCGATGTATCCATCACGGCTTTTAAGTGTTGGAAGATTCATCGAATGAACAGCAACTAATCTGCCCGGCTTGATTACCCTTAATAAATCAGTTACCAAATATGAAAAATGCTGAACAAATTCATTATAATCAGCTACATTTCCCATATCTTCAATGTAATTTGAATACGTATATAGGTCTGCAAACGGCGGGCTGAATACTGAAAAATCAATACTTTCATCTTTCAGTTCCTTGATTCTTTGTACACAATCACCAAGCATTATCCAATACTTATCTGTTTTTACATCATCAGATGAATCAGAAAATTGAGTGATTTCTCCGGCTAAATGTTTATTTACTGCTTTTGTCATTTTATGTTGCATTTGTTTGAATTGGTATTCTTTGTCGTTTATGGTTTTTAAAACATTAATCATTCTGTCAGTTGTGATAAGCCATACACTTACGGGTTTTTCCTGCATGAATCTCCATGACCGGCGTATGGCCTGATATGTTGATTCAAATGAGAAATCGACTGAAGCGAATATCTGATTATGACAGTTTTGAAAGTTCATTCCAAAGCTGGCAATCTTTGTTTTTGAAATAAGAATCTGGTATTGCTTATGTGCAAATCCAAGTAAATTATCGCGTTTTGATTCGGGTGAATCTGACCCCTGAACATTTCGGCAATTATACCCGCGCTTGATAAGTTCACTGTAAATTGAATCAGCTTCGATATTCTGTTTTGTCCAGATAATTACCTGTTCATCTTTAATATCATTTTCTATTATATTAACAACTTCTCTTATTCTTTCGATTTGTGTATCTCTTAATGATGAATTGAAATCGGTTGCAGAAACGGCAATTCCACCAAATAAAAAGCCCTCAGGAAGTGGTGTACTTATTTGCCTTTCATTCATTATTAATGCAGGTAAATCAAATCCAGAATCACTGAATCCGATATCAGATGGTTTATTAAACATTATAGCCCATGATGCAACAAACTCGTAAAATTTATCTATTGCGTGCCCCTTCAATCGCCACTGTTGTGTACTGTCTGCATCATGTACAAAGTACATAGCTAACATTTCATTATAATTCATCACGTCTAAAAATTCGGCATGATTGCCTAATTCCATCGGGTCGTTTGGCGACGGTGTAGCGGTGCAACAAAGTTTATATGGTATATCTTTACACCTTTCAATAAGATTGTTTCTATAAACACCAGTATTGTTTTTTAGTATTGAAGATTCATCTAATACAATGCCTGAAAACTTAGATAAATCAACGTTATCAATCTGCTCATAATTCGTTATTTGTATTTCGGATGGATATGGGTATCGTTGTACCCTAATACCAAACTTTCTGCCTTCTTCTATCGTTTGTTCGCTTACTGCCAGTGGTGCAAATATGATAACGGGATGTTCTGTTCTTTGACTTACCTTTTCAGCCCAAACAAGTTGCATTAGTGTTTTTCCCATTCCGGTATCTGCGAATATTGCATATTTACCGGCTTTTAATGCGTACTTTACGACAAACTTCTGAAAGTTAAATAATACAGAATTCAAATCTGAATCATTAACTTCAAATCCTGATTCAATTATTTTTTTTTGTTTAGTTATTAAAAAGTCCTCGTATGTCATGATTATTATTTTTAGTGGTAAAAAAAAAAGAAGCCGCCATATAAATCAGAATTATGAAAAAATATAAGAATGAATGAATGTATTTGCAAAACGTGAAGTCCTATGCAGTAGACGGCTTCCTTATGAAAGAACGCGCCCCGTTACACCCGGGCCAGGTGTTTATCATTTAGCCGGTTCCGGTATCGGAGACCAGTGTGTCACAAAGTCTGTATTTCCGCGTCCGGGTAGTTGCCATTTGCCATCACCGTATCCGATGATTTCGACCCAGCTATTACCGGATGGCGGCACAATCGTTGCGAGATAAAATCCGAAATCTTCCGGCAGTTTCTCGTAAACGTCAATCCATTTCATTGTAACTTGTCTCGTTGTTTTCATTTTGAATAAGATATTGCGTATCCATCTTCACTTTTTGTATCAGCACGGATGATCTGGTACACTTCACCGGTTTCATCGTCGACAACAGTCAGCCCCTCCAACGGGACGATCTTCAGAAACTCCTCACGCTCTTTCAGATTCGCGGCGGCAATGTCATATTGCAGTTTACGACGGTTGTAAATCGGGTCGTTACAGTTGCTGTAGTCGTACCGTGTTCCAACTACTTTTTTCGTGAATATCAATCCGTTGAAGTGAACAGATTTTTCAGTGTACTTGTCCAGTTCCTCACGTATGCAGTCTTTCACCAGCACATTGCCGCGAACTGTTTTTGAGAAGTCTTCCATTGATTTCAGGATGGCGGCAGCCTGAAGCGGATTTATGTTACCATCCAGAATGTCGTTGGTAAACTCGCGCTGTATAACTGCCAGCTTTTCCTTGCTGGTGAGTTCGTTCAGTTGAATCGTTGTGTTCATGGTATCATCCTTTTTATTTCGGTTTTACGTTTAGACAATTCCGTCATAAATTCCTTCTCTTTGCGGTACGCGGAGAAGGTGTTGTAAATTTCCATTAGCGCGGATTCAGTTTCGGCCTTGCGGATCATGGCAATGGCCTGGTCGAATTCGGTCATCGTGAACGGGTCGGCTTCCGGCTGTGGTTTTGGCGGGTCCGGTTGTGGCTTCGGTAGTTCCGGCTTCGGTTTCGGAACTGACGATGCACGGTTACCGTCGTCGTCTTCGTCAATGTTGATACCCAGCATTGCACCAAGCGCATAGCGTCGTTGGTAGGTAAGCCGTGAGCCGTTGCCCTGCGGATCGTCCTTTGCCGGGCGCATGATAAATTCGCCGCCAAGCCATTCACCCGATTCGGCGTGTATTAGAATAGAGTACAGCGAATGTTCACCTAACGGTATCTGCTTCAATGTGAGTCCGGCTTTAAGAAGCGGTTCCTTCACGGCATATTGGATCTCTGGAAGCGGCGCGTACTTGTTATTGAAGAACGGATTGCTGGCCGTTTTGCTAACCTTTGCCACCTCGGCATCGAACACGAGCAATGCCTTGGCGATGTTCTGAATTGATTCTGATTTGTCGATCATGGCTTTTGTGTTTTTGCGTATTCATTAAGTTTAATCCACAAATTTTCCATGTCGGTAATCAATTCTTCAATGGTTATCGGATTAATCCGTTGTGGTTTCATTTCATCAAAACTGACGTCAGGAACCGGCGTTGAACTCCAGATTTCAGCCTGAATTTTCTCAACCTCAGCCTTTAATTTTTCTTCACGTTTCCTCTTGTATTCTTGTTTCTTATTGTAATTGAAATCAAGAAGTTCTTTTACGGTGTCTGGATTTATTGGCCTGTTAAATTGAAACCCATTTCCATTTTTGGTTATGAATCCCATTTTCTCCGCGTCAATTAGTATGGTCGTGTCTAATTTGTTTGAACCGCACAAATCAACAGTATTGATTTTTTGTTTTTTACGTGAAAAACATTGCACTTCAAACAATAAAGACATACATCTGTCGATACGTGATAATTTTGCTACTTTCATGGCTGCATCATTTGAATGTTTCCAACATTTGCATTTTCGGCATCCGGTGCATCCACTCAATCGTAGCCTGCACGTTCATCAGTTCGTTCCACTCACAACGGCGGCAAAGGCCGTTGACAACATGATCATAATTTCCGCAAATCGTACATCGTTGTTTTGCGGATTTCTTCTTAACTTTGTCCATCTTGTTTTGATTTTATTGTTATTTGGGTCGGCACCATTACCGGCCCTTATTTTTTCAATCTTCATAACTTTTATCAAATCCCCAGTTTGCAGGACGGCTTCTTTGCTGTTTCCGGTTTTCGTTCCTGACATCATTTATCAGGGCGATGGTAAATACAGCCATTGTCATTATTCCGATTAAAGCGAAAAATGACATGAAAAAGATTTCAATACTGAAATCAATCAGCACCATTGCCACAAGTGACCCGATAGCCGTTCCTGTTAAGATTCCGATTGCTATTAATGCTTTATTTTTCATGGTATGTTGATTTTTTTGATTTCTAAAAAGGGCGGCAGTAAATGAATGAATTATGAAAGTCGCTTCGAAGTATTAAAATATAAGACCTGCCGCCCTGTCTGAAAGAACTCCCGGGTTTCCCGTCGGTCGGGTTATTCGTAATCGTTCATGATTTCTTCAATCACGGACGGGTCGAAGTCGATTGTAACGCTCTGCCCCTCCTCGTCAAATACAGCATAATCGGTGATACTTATGTGTGTTTTCACGTGTGAATCCGGCTCAACATCGTATGAATAGAACACGTCATTAAACTCCCGCCGGATTTCGTAAGCCACCCAGAACAAAAGTTTGTTATGGGTGATTTCTGATTCGCTCTTTGTGATTTCACAACCGAAAGTGTCTGACTCAATCCTTTCGGCCAGCTTCCGGTACACTGTTTTCATGTCGTTTTTCATTATTGCCTTGTTTTGATTCGTAATCCATCATATTTTTTAGAATCTCACGTAATACCTTGATCTGTTCCGGCGTTCCATTGTTGGCGATCCACATGATATCAGTCAGGTAATCAATCATAGGTCATTTGTTTTTGCCAATACTTCAAGCCTTATTCTGTCATATAAATTAGTGTTGCCGCGCTTCACCGGGCTGATTTTCCCCTGCTGCCTCCACCTGGTCACCATTGGCCGGGAATAGATACGCCACGCCTCATTCTGGCTGATCATGGTTTCGGTCATGCCCGCGAGTGCGAGTGCCGTCTCTGCCCCTGCCGTTGCGGCGGCTGTGACGATGTCAGCCAATGCGATACGGTCAAGGCTGAAAATGTGATTGTCAGGATTCGACCAGGTCATAATTTGCGAGGCTATTCATTTCGTCAACCAATTCTTTTATACAGGTATTCGCGCGCCCGGAGGCGACGTTGAAAACGAACACGTAGCTGAGGTTGTATTTCACGGCCAAGCGTGTCATTGTGCCGCGTGGCAGGGCATCTTTCAGCTGCGGTGAGCCCGTGTATGTTATTAATTCTGTTCTAGGCATATAACCAATTGTTTATAATTTCGTATATTGCATTACATTTAACGAAACAAATATAAATATAAATTTATATAAAACAAATAAAAGTTGAATTTTTTTTAAATAAAAGCTAAATATTTTTTATCATGCCTGATTTTGAAATAAATAACCGTATCCGCGATGTCTTTGAATGGCAGAAAAAAACATACGGTTTTGAGACACAGCAGATTTTTGCGGATAAAATCGGCGTTTCATATACCACTATCAATGAAATCTTTGGTCAGCTTATGTATGAGGCGCGCGATGGTCTTTCGTTGTATTGCCCGGAATTTTCACCGGAACGGGTAACGGCAAATGTGTATGAATTGCCCGAAATGATTGTATTGGATGAATTTTGGGAGGTCCAATACGATGTGCGTCTGGGTGAAAATGGTCTGATTAACGTGCCGGTGAATATCCGCTGTTTGCATGAACTTCACAATGTCGATCATGTTGTGAATACGGCGCGGGTGACCAGGCGACCGGATGTGAAGGATGAAGAGGAGGTGAATCGGTATCTTGATGAACTGCTGAAAAAGAAAAAGCCGGAATGACCGGCCTTTCATTTCATTTCAATTTCTCTAATTACTTCGCGCTTAATGACCGTAAAACCGTTATTTTACAACATTTTGCAACAATCAGACGTATTTATCGCGTCGGAACGTGCAGACAGAATGGTGTAAAAATAGCTGAATGCCCAGAAAACACTGGCATTTGCCTCTTTAGCTCAGCTGGTAGAGCAGCGCATTCGTAATGAGGTGACCGTATTTACACAGGGCCCGTAAATACTGGCATTACGGAAGGAAAGCAAAAATCTGATACAACAATTTTATAACATGGCATTTTTTCCGGCATTGAACAGCCAGTCCAGAATCGACAATTTTGGTGTGAATCCACCCCATAACTGATTATATGCGGGATGATCGAACTGCTGAATCTTTACCTCAATACCGGCATTCATGAATAACTGATCATCCTGGTAGTTGCGGCTTCCGGTGCCTGCAAGATAACATCTTGCACCTGTCATCTGGCAAATACTGATAAGCCGTTCCGTTGCCTCACCTTTTACGTTCAAATCACTGGCGCGGATGACCGGCGTGCGTATTCCAATGTATTCCGTTATTACCCGTATGATTGATTCGTTCAGGTCAGCCAGTTTATCACCGGCAAATAACGGCAATAACAATTCCATCACTTTATGATAATACGGCGCACGTCCGTAATTTGCCTGCAATGCTCCGGTAATCTTGTGGTATGTCTTGTCGGGATTGACAATTTGAACATCACTGATCTGTTGGCGTGACCGGCCCGAATAATGAACAGGGACGGTAAGCCATTGCCATCCCGTTGGTGTCTTTATCCGGTTTCGGTTTATATATCCGCTTTTTGTGTATTCGGCATCATCCAACAAAACGAACAAATCGCAATTCGCAATCTTGTGAAAATACCCGGCCCAAGGGATGAAATTAGGCTGATGTATGGCTACCGTATCCATCTCACAACTTCAAAGGATTCTGCATATTGTACGCCGCATTGAATACCCCTGACAGTAGCAAGTGAATATATGAAATCAGGTGTGCAATAGGGCCGGTCGGATTGTGATCTGTATGCAATCACAGCCTGTTTCTTCAGCATCAGATTATCAAAACTAACAATTTCAAATGCCGTTGCATTGAATTGAATATTATTCCACGGCAACTCATAACAAAGTATTGTACTGAATTTAAAAGCCCTTATGGCTTCTGCGGCTATCGTCTGATGATCCTGGTGTATATCATTAATCAATGGACAATACACCAATCCAGGCCGGATGTCATCCCTCAACCGGATCATATCGTCAAGAATTTCCTGCCGGTGATATTCAAAATGTCGTACCTGGTAATCTAACATGATCAGGTTTTCTGTTTTTACGCCTATTATTCCGGTTGCTTTCCTGGCTTCGTCTTTCAGCCGTTCATTGCCGCACCATGAAAATGCGACATAAAAAACATCATTACCATCATCGGTCAATTTTGCTGCAGTGGCACCAACGCCAAGTTCACCGTCGTCAGTGTGCGGTGCCAGAATCAATATCCGGTCTTTCACCTTTTACGTCTAAAAAAGTGCAATATTTTTTTTATCGGAATGATTATTTTCAATCCGAACCAACGGATACCATTATGTCCCCCCGGCAACGTGCCGCCGTCGGGAGTGATCTCAGGCCGGGGTAACGGGAGTTTCAACCCTTGTCTTGATCATGATGGAGGCGAACATCGCCAGCATCGCTATGGCCTCCTCGACGATGCCCTCGGCAACATCATTACGAAGATCAAAATTCTCTGATACCCACGCGTTCATTTCGGGAAGCTGATCTTCCTGTAAGCTTTTCAGGTCTTCGGCAATGAGGTCAAAGTTGCGGAATATCCACACCCAAGCGATCGCGGACGCCCCGATTCCGACCCATTCCATACCTTTGATTTTCTTGTCTTCAAGTGCACGGTCAACAACCTGAGCGGTGTTGAAAATCTTCCCAAGTGCTTTTTTTAAATTCTCCATTTTTCTTTTTTTTTGTGTTTATAAATCCGCCGTGAATGTGTGTACGGCTTTTATCTCGTTTGTCTTTGATAGTTGCGAATATAAATCCCTGTTAACGCCTATCAGTTTTGCCACATCGCGTCCGTTATTCTCCGGCTTAGCGTGCCACTGGTGAATGACAATGCAATCAGTCACTATCCGTGGCTTTAATCGCATGAGTTTTACCCGGTGAAAAAAATAGTTGTCATTGTACCCATAGCCATTGGCAAAGCGTTCATCATAACCGTTCATCCGCTTCAGGTTACCCGTTGTCATTGCGGCGCAAAATTCATAATACACTGCCCGGTAAGTTGGATGATTGTACCAGCCATTATCAAAATTAGTGATGACAGATTTATTGTTCTGCCGGATGACAGCGTCAATGTCAAGTTGCGGGTCTTTGTAATTTTCCTCATTGATTGAAAAGCAACTGAATGTCAGGTAATCGTTATCGGTGATATTGTCGGCAACATATTTGAGAATATCGCCTCGGTGCGCACATTCGCAATGCTGCACCATCACCGCGTCGGGATTGAAATTCTGCAGCGCAAAAAGAAACCCCTCATTACAGGCAATGTCCTGCATGGTGGCAACATTCTCTTTGCGGTCGATCTTCAACAGATGAATGTTAGGCGACAAATCGCGTAATCTTAGAATTTCATCATCCGTTTCATATACCACCACAACATCATAATCCGGGTGCCGTGTCATCCTGATCGACATCAGTGTATTATACAACTGGCGGAACCGCTTGAAATATGGCATTACGACGGCGATTCTCATGGTAATATTTTCAGGTATTTTTCGAACTGCGTGCGATAATTGAGTTCCTTCAGTGCCCAATTCCGTAATGGTTCGGAATCATCTGCGCTATAATCGGCCAGCATCTCGTCAATCAACTCCGGCAGCGGCTTTTTTATTTTGTTGTACCGGCCTGAGAAATTCGTTTCAATCAACTGGTTAACATTCGACGGTGTAAGCATACCATCTGCCATCTGCTCCTGATATGCACGGCGGTCAATGATCATGGACTGACGCCCGCAGGCCATCGCCTCCATAACGCCGCGCCCCAGGCTGATAACAAAATCAACATCGTTGATCAGTTTTTCAATGTCCCATATTGGCGCAGCGGAATAATGAGCGTAAAACAAGGTAATGCCGTGGCGTTTTAATTCCGTTTCAAGTTCTTTGTTGAAGTCCAGCGATTTTGACAACGACAATGCCCACTTTGGTTTTTTGTTGACCGGATTTTGCAATGTGAACCGGTCGGTGTCGATCATGTTGTAAATGATCTGAACATCTTCCCGGTTTGTGAGGTTCATGATGTGCTGTTGCACCTCTTTCGTTATGGCAACATATTTAACGGCCAACGGTGACGGTTGTTCTAGTTGTGGTACTTTTCCGTGACAGGTCTGAATGACCGGCCCCCATCCCATGTTATGGCAATGCTTTATGCAACTGTTATGGTTGGCTAGTACCAGGTTATACCGGGTCATCTTTGCCGGTTTCACGCCAAGTGCAAATATCCGCTTGCTTACCTGCCCGGCAAAAAAGGTATGCAGATATACTTCTGCCCCGTAATCAATGGCTGCCTTTGCCAGCGTGTGCGTAAATGTCTCTGACCCCATCAGGTGCTGAAGGTGGTTGTTTGTTAAAAGAATTTTCATAGGTATATGTTTTGGTTTTCAATTTGTGGTGTCAGCAATATTCCCTTATCTATCCGTTCATCCCACGTGATGAGTGAACGGCCAAAAGAGCTGATAATGTGAACAGCCCTTCCACGTCGCTTTTCCCACTTGGCTGAATATTTCGGAAAACAGCGAGTGTAATAGTCAACCGTGCGATTCCATTGTGCGACGCTTATTGCCTTTCCGTAATGCTTGACAAATCCATCATAGATAATCTTTCCGCGCGGTAATGTAACCTCACGTTGGTCAGGCTGTGAATAGCCTGTCCCGGAGATGTTACGGAATGCCATCAGTATAGGCCGGAACTCCGGGCCTAACCACCGGCGCTGTGTGTAATGTAGGTCAACATCATGCGGTGTTATATAAAAGTCAAACAACCACATGACAACGCCCGTCACGTCGTCCGGGTATGCTCTGAGTTTTGACCAATCCCATTCAATACGCTCGTCCGCGTCCATGTAAACAAACCAATCATCCGGTGTGGCATAGCATTGGGCCAGTTTCAGCAGTTCGTTCCGGTTCTGCCATTCGGCCCGCGCCCGGTCTATGTCCCATGATTCACCAATCAGAACTTTCGCAACTTTTGGATGTTTCAGGCAGATGTCTGCGGTATTGTCTGTTGAACAATCATCATAAACGTATATTTCATCGCAAAACGTACCCATGTGATTAAGCGTATCCTGAATTATCTCCGCCTCGTTACGTATCCGTGTCAGTCCGATGATCTTCATAACAGGGCGGTATTAATCGGATGAACCAGGCTGATGTCGCGGGTCGTGGCTCCCGGAACTGAAGGATGAATGCTCCACCGGCTTTCAATATCCTGCCGGTTTTCCCGCGTCCATGCCTTCCAGCATTGCCAGTACCACGGCATGTAATCGTGGCGCATCGTTATGGTATAATACAGCATTTTTTCATATACCATTTTTTCAGTAACGTAGCTGTAGTGGTAATTCATTACCGGGTTGCTTCCTGCTAATAGCGGCTTCAATGATTTCAGCGGCCGTCCCTGATGGTCGGTCATCGTCAACGGTCGGTGCTTTGTCATGCGAGATCCAGGCCAATACCGGAATACAGAATCGGCAGGCATGTTGTAGCCGTACCCGCGACCTCCCACGCCAATAACGTCCGCGTGTTTCCAAAAATGAAAATGGCGGAACTCCGCATATGTATATCCTTTGTCCGCAAGTTCACCCTTCAGCCATTGCAAGTCGAAATGGTGGTAAAATTCATCTACCCCGCTAATGATCAGATAATCGGTATCGTCCGGGACCAGTCCGATTGCGGCGTTCATCTGCTCGTTTTTCTCCGGGTGCGGGGTATTCGCCGCGACACATAAGATCTTACTGTTCCCGTAATTGTTAAACATGCTTTCCATTGTCCCGTCGTTGCTTCTGACAGATGGTAGGTCAAGCGCGGTCATCATGTTACGTGTTGCTCCTTCGGCCACGCAGACATAATCAATTGACGGGCAATTAAGATAATGGTTCAGCCACAAATCAATGAATGGCTTTCCGTTATAAACTATCAGGCAAATTGCTATCTTCATGAATAAATGTTAATGTATGTCCTTTGTGAAATACAGAATAGCCGAATCCCTCTATCATTGCTGCTATGTTTTCGCATCCTTTGTGCAGCTCAATACAGATGATTCCGGGACGGATTCCCGACCGGATCATATCGGGTATTACTTCGCTTTCAGCCCCTTCGATGTCCACTTTCAGAACGTCTATTCTTTCGTGGTTCAGCTCCCGCATTATCGTCTGAAGTCGCTTTACCTGCCCGATAAAATACTCCTTTGTATTCTGAAGGTTGACAATCGAACAGCTGACATGACTTCGGTTTGCCGGAAAATAAAAGCGTTTCTCAGTATCTTCCAACCAAAGGCCATAATGATGAAATATGAAATTTGTGAACGTCGAAAGGTGAATGTTGTAATAGATTTCAGCCCTGGGTGTCGGGTCGAAAATGTGAACCGGGCAGGAATGACTTGCCATAACGTCAATGTCAAAACTTGCATCTTCACCCAAACCAAAAGAATAGACGACACTATTTCCGTTGATCATCCCCTCCGGAAGGACGTACCCGCCATATTCGTTACCGTAACGTCTCATATTTCAACGTTATACACGCCTTGATTTAAAGTTGTTACATCTGTCGGTGATGTTGTTCCAGTCCATGAAACAGTAATCGGTTCTCCATACCAAGGACGCCAAGGATACCAAGGGTCAGTTATTACAATCGGATTACTCCAGTTTATTAAGGTTTGTGTTTCAAGTTTGAATTCTTTCCACTTATTGCCGGGCAACAGTCTGTCAAGAACTTCAAAAAATTCTCCAAGGTTTACTGATTCTTCAACCTTGATTAACTTGTTTGTGGTGTCTAATTGTAGTCTCATAATATTTCAATTTTTCGACAATAAAAACTGATTGAATCGTTGCTGGTTTTGGCAAATTCCGGCGTATATTTCCGGTTGAACTCCTGTGAAAGCGGGTGACCTCCGTACCAATGAACGGCATAATTATCAGGCGAAGCCGGTATTTGAAGCACTCCGTTATATATCTGTTCCACCCGTGCGCTTTCCGGCACTGGGTAAAAATATTGGTGCGGCAGCATCCTGTGTTTTTCCCCGGACGTCAATATGGCGAAGTCATGCGACTGAAGCACTGACCTCAGAAGCAATATTCCAAGACCGTTATATAGCGTTAACCTATTTGCAATTAATCCTTTCTGTCTTTCACAGATAATCGCGGGTGCATTTGACGAATGCGACGCCCCTACCACCCCGCAATACATCACGTCTTTGTAACCGCCAAGGATAAAATCGCAGTCGCATAAATCGTCAAACGACCGGCAAAATATCTGATCAAGGTCGAAGAACCAGCCCCCGCCGTCAATGCTGCGAAACCGCACTATGTCGCTGATGAAAGTCGGTGCCAGCTGTTTAGTGATAGGTTCATTGAATACCACCGTTTCAATACCCAAATACGAAACTTGAGTAATGTAATCTTTTATGCCGCCGGTCTGAAAATCCTGTTGTTCAAGGTTGCCACTCCATACATTTACCATATTGCTTTCCGATGTCCAAAGTCGCATCTTCCAATCCGGGTGATGGTGCCGGAAGGTGCGCAACGTAAGCAGTCGCAGATAGCTTAACGGCGTTTCCCTGTTCCAGTAAAAATTTGCAATGTGCGGTATCATACAATCATTTTATGAAATTGTCTTTTCCATGCGGCGAATCCAATACGCTTAATCGTCTGAACTTCCCAAGTTATGTGCAGACAAAGTGATTCATACCGGCGCGACATGTCTTCCAGTTGTCCGTAATATTCCGTAGTGATCGTATCCATCCGTTGTACCTGTCTGCGGTTGCCTTCGATTGTGAAAACATACACAAAACCGGAATTAATGAGCCCGGTTATCAGCTTCTCGTCTATACGGTTGCAGACAGGGATGTAATGAACAATAATGCGGTTGAATACGTTTTCAAGATATTCGCGTCCCTGGGTCAGGTGGTCATTTACCCATTGCTGATTGCGTGTTTCAAATTCAAACCACGTGCCGCTGACAAGTCCGCGCGTATTTTCAGGGTCATTGTTTGCGATGAGTATCCGGTTCATGCGGTCAAAGAGATGATCGTAACCGTGCATGACCGGAACCATGCATTTATACCGGGTCAGCCTTTCGATGTCGTCGCTGTTTACGAAACGTCGCAGAAGTTCAGGCACAATGCCAAGATAGTATTGAATGTTGTGGCGTTCAAAGCAATCAAATATTCTGAAATAATCAGATAAATCGCCGGGAACGGTACTAATACCGGTCGGAAAGTCGTCAATTCGTATGATCATGATTTACCACGTTGTGGATTTGTGACAAATTTCGTGGTAATAGAATATTGATTATCTGTTTGTGGTAATATAGATTGTCACGGTTTGCGATGCGTGGCTTTTATTTATACGTTATCCCAGTCGTTGTCATAGGCACAAAGCGCACCCGTTGTCAATGCCACCCACGCTGAATTATCTGTCACTTCCGGTATGGCGTCCCCGTTGCGGTATTTGGTTGTTTTCAGGTTTTTCGCCATCCATACCTGATCGCCAATTTTTACGGTTGGGTAAATGTTACCATCGTTATCTACCATTGTTCCGGTGTCGGTGCTATCATCTTTGATAAGGCGAATGGCAGCACCATAATATTCTGAACCTGATGACATTATCTGAAAATCATCATCTCCATTATTTAACTGTGGTATAATCCATGTTGATGATGATGAAGTTGAACTTGCTAAAATCATTTTTTTATTAAGATATAGAAAAACACCACCTATTACTCTTGCGCCAGAACCACGACCATAAAAACCAGTTGAATTATCTGCTCCTGTATTCGGACTATCCCAATAAGTATATCCTGTTTCTTTTAAACTCCCACCTTCATGATTTCCACCACCTAAATAATTAGATAATGTAATCCATTCGTCCCATGTTGGCACGTGCCAACCTGCCGGTGCTATATACCTCGCATCCGTTGCTGCATAACAATTATACAGCAATCCATATTCAACTTCCGTAAGTTCCGGTTCCGTTTCCCCACACCCCACGTTTGTATAATCATTATCATAAGCACACATTCCCCCGGTCAACAATCCTGTCCATGTCGTAGCACCCTCAACAACCGGAATCTTGCTATGGTCGGCAAATTCAGTCTCTGCTAAATTTTCAGCCATCCATACCTGACTGCCTATTTTTACCGTGTTATAGGTCTTTCCGTCGTTGCCTACATAACCGACAAGGGTGCTATCGTCTTTGATTAACCGAATTGACATTCCGTTTTCCGGGTCGGCATATCCACGGTGAATTAAATTCTGGTTATAATATAATTGACGAGCCCAGTAATAATCACCGTAATTTACGGATGAACTCCAATAATATGACTGTTGTTGTAATAATTCAAACGTGCCATTTGTGTACAATCTATGTCCTGACCCACGTCCATAAAATCCCACCTCATTTGTTGCATCAGTATTCGGACTATTCCAATACACAAATCCGGTTTCCTTCAGTTTATACCCATACGGATTATCATAGTCACTGCTCTTTGTACCGAGGTAATCGGTGAGGGTAGTCCATTCAGCGTCTGTCGGAACGTGCCAGCCGGATGAATATACATGGCGTGAATCGGTCACCACGAAACGATTATACAAGTATCCGTATTTCACACACGCCTGACAATCCGCAGCCCACCATTTCAGCGTTGACCCCTGATATATCTTACAAAAAGGATATATACCCCTGTAAACTTTTACGCAATCTGTTGAATGTGTACCTACATATAGTGGCATAACTCTATTCTGTTATGAAATACAACGTATCTGCTGACGGTGTTAACCCTTCATATTCTGCCTGACTGCCCTCCCAATATTTATACCCCGCAATACTGCCAAGATATACCGTTACGCCACTCGTGTCACCGGTTGCACCGCTGGCCGCCCCGGTCAGCTTAATGACATTATTCGTGTTGTCGACCGTTACGATTTCACCCGAAGTAACGGCCTCGGTGCGCAATACAGCCATGCCGTCACCGAACATAAGCGAATCACCACCGCTTGCTACGATGACAAATTTTCCAATATTACCCGAATATGAATCCGGCGTGTCGGATAGGTCAAGGAATGAACTATCACTCAACACTGTTTCAGCAACAGCCTCGGCCCACTCCTGTAATTCTCCTTCTGTGAACGCGCTCGCTGAATCATTGTTGTATGTACACCATGCCGGAGTTGTCAGTCCCGCCCATGCCGTGGCTCCCGTACACTCTGGTATTTGCGTATGGTCGCGGAAGCGCGTTTCGCATAGATTCTGGCTTGTAATTTCATATCCTTCACCCGACGTGCCGATGTATACAGTCATGTAACGCCGCCCGTCGTTGCCGGTGTACCATCCCGTCTGTCCCGTTGCGGTTAGTGTCGTTGCTTCATTCACCAGTCGCACGGTTCGCGCCTGTAGTGCGCCAATGGTGACGACCGATGTCGTGCTTACACCATCCTCAAAGTACAACGCATCATCACCGCTGACACCAAGATAACACAGCTGATTGATTCCGCTGAACGTACCTGAGGCATCTCGTGTTCCCGCGCCAACAATATCAAAACCGTAACTGTCGGAATTATTATCTGAACCACTGGCCCAGAAATCAACATTTGTTGACTTTAGGTTTAATCCCGAGAAGTCACTTCCGGGAGTGTCACCTGATGCAAATGCCTGTATGAATGAGAAGTCATCCGTTGTCATTACGCGCCATCCATCGTTAGCAATATTGCGGGCATCGGTGAGCGCGTATTCATCGTACAAATATCCATATTGCGGAACGCCAGTAAGGTTCTGCGTCATCGTCTGCGGGTCGGGAATTGTCAGGTTACCCCATAGGAACTCACCCTGGCGCGGTGATTCTGCTTGTTTGATGACGCCAAGCTGATACATCAGATACCCGTCGTCTTCATATAGCAATTCCTTTACTTCCTTCCGTTCGGTCAGATAAACGAGCGTTGCCGTTCCGTTCGGGTCACCCGTGTATTCCGGTTCCGGCAATGGCAACTTTGCATATACATAATATGATTCCGATGGACTTGGAAGAACATAGCGCGATGCGGCAATAGTCCATTCACGGCGCGGGCTGTACGGTTGTGCTGACTGCAAAAGCCGCTGAAGATCGAAACGGTTCTTAACTTCATTAGCCCAATTAGTGATGACAATTTTCCCCGCTGTTACGCTTACCTCATTGACGCGTCCCTTGTAATTAAGCGTTATCATTATGCCGTCGATATACACGTTCGGGACAATGGCATCATACGCAAGATGTCGGCTGTCTATTGATTCATTGCGGATAACGTCGTCCGTGGCTATCTTATCATCTGCCGGGTCGAGGATCTTCGTTTCAACCTCTTTTGTCGTTGCCTGGTCTTTGCGCTGCGATTCCGCCTTGTCGGTCTTTATTGCCTGCTGCGCACGTTCAACCGCTGCCATCCGTACGCTCATCATCTCGCGTGTTGTGAGCGGATTGCCTTTGTACAGTTTAAGTTCATACCGGCCCGTGTAGCAATCTTTCGTCACCTCGCTGACGCGGAATAAATCCGATATTGAAAGGTCGGTATCAATCACCGCCACATTGTCGCCAACATTAAACCCTGCATACGATGGATACCCCGCGTCAATGATGTATCGGATGAACGCCGGGTCAACCGTTACGGAATAGGTCACCGCCGGGGTGCTATACCCTGAATGCGTTTCATCGCCGGTCAGCCACGCCTGCGCCGCGGCCAGAAGTTCTGCCTCTGCCGTCGTTATGTATGATTCAGGTTGATTAATGTCAATGAATGTGTAAGTATCACCCGAGGCGCCTGCCGCTGGATAGATTGTTGCATTAGGGAATTTTCCCGCGTATTCGTCAACAAATGGCTTGAAATATACAGCGTGATTTGTTGCATCGTACCGCTTGATTTCAAATTCCATCCCTGCCAGTACGCTGGTACCCGTGAACATTACCTTTGCCGGTAACCCAGTGAGGTATTGTTTGTCGTTCAGGTCAAAGTCTATTCCGGTATCCGTAATCCGGTATATTTCTAAATCGGTCTGTTCCCATTCCGTGCCTGTGGTAGCCCGTTCACCCGTCACGGATGGGTATTGTATATACCCTTCAACTGTACCTTCAAATTTCGGGTAAATGTCATCGAAGAATACCGTCTTCTCAACAATTCCATACGTTGCCACATGATCCTGTAGCGGCATGGTCGGGCATTTCAACCGGCGGTATCCGTAGTCTGCCTTCAGGTTCTTTGTCGATCCCCAGGCATATAGCGATGTACAAAGGTCTTCTTTATTGACGGATTCACGCGTTATGTCATACAGCCCGTTATTAACGCCATACTCAAGCGTGAATGGCCAGTTTCGCCCTATCTTTGTGGCAATGTCAAGCGTATACGTACAGGCATGCCGTACATCGGCTGTGCTGACAAAGTCAAATTCAAGTTCATAATCGCTGCATATACGGCGAAGTACATCCCAGCAATTTTCACCGTTGAATTTATGATTGCGCCGTTCGGTCGCTTCGATGGATCCCTTAACGTATAAGCCGGGGTATACAACATTCAAATTGGCAAGTATCTTATCGACGATCTCATCGACATTGGCATAAAAATAAAAATCTGATTCTTCCGGCGTGACGGTAACCATTGACTTAAATGTTACCTGTCGCAGTCCATACGTGCCATATTCCCACCGCAGGTTATAGCTGTATTTGTTTTCCCCTACCTTGCGAACCTCAGGGTCAATAGCCAAATAGAAGTTTTCATACAAATCGGTATATACGCCTTTCACGGGAATAACGATGAAATCACCGCGGCTTATTGTCAGCGGTGCGCTCGTCTCCGTCGTACATGTGGCATACATATCACCCTGCATCCGCTTGTACACCTTCAGATTTTTTGTCAGGATGGTCGTCTTTGGCGTCGTGCCTCCGGTTGGTGGATATACAGAAATCGTATCTTCCTGGCGGTCACCGGTGACAACAATCCGAAGTGTAAAAGTGCCTATCTGCCGCGATGCCCTGTAATTTGTCTCGCGCACGGCGGTAAATCCACCGGGTATGTAACAATGACTGACGGTACAGAATGGTGTGGTAAGGGTGAAATCGCGTGTGTCGGTGAGCGTCTTGAAATTATCCAGTTTCGTTTTGAAATCGGCGTAACTGGTTGCCGTAATCCAACAATTCAGGATAATGTCATGGTCTGATTTTTTAATGTCGGCAATGTCCTGCCAATATTCGCGCCCGTACTGATCAATCCAGTCGGTGCCATCGTTGCGTGCCTGCCATGCCGGTTTATCCAGGATGCCGGATGATCGGGCCACATAGACGCCGTATGTCTTGAAATCCGTTGTACCTATCTTCCAACTCATCAGATGGTGTATATTGTTAGTGGTAATTCTATTTCGACCGTGTGATAATCAGCATAATATTTCGACCGGAAGCCATCCTTTGCCACACATTTTAACGAATACCCCAAATCGGTAAATACAACCGTGTGCCGCGGGCCTACATACAACGCACTGTCAAGGTCTGTAATGGCTGATACCATTTCGCCTGACGTATTAAACAATCCAAGCATGTTCAGCGTTATTGTCTTCTCTTCCCGAATGGAAAGTTCAGCCGATGCGCTCCAATACGGGAGGATGCTTTTAAATGCTTCTTTATTTTCCAGTCCGTCGACCGATGAAATGCGAAGCCCGAAAGTGGTGTATATGTCACTACCGTCAAGTGTTACCGTCATAGGTTCTTCAGATATGTATTCATTTCATTAAGTTTCTGATTCGTCTCACGCAACAGCGAAATGTCGCGCGTGTTCTTTTCGATCCCTGCCAGGTAGGTAACCGACTGATTCACCACGGCCAGCTGGTCGAGTGCCATATTTGACATTTCAGCCGCGTATGATTTCAATGCTGTCGTGTCGGTATGGATGCCAAGCATATCGGTGCGCATGGCCATGAACTGACCGGCTATAAGACCAGCTGTTTCTTCCGTAATCGACTTGACGGCTCCGGTCATTCCCTTATTTTCAAGTGCCGATTCAAACGGATCTTTTCCGGTAAGGTCTTTGATACCGGCGGCCCACTGTGAAGCACTGTCAATTATCTGCGCATATATTCCTTTCAATGCCGTTCGTTCCTCTGTTGATAGTACGCTGTCGTCCATTGCCGCAGCAAAATCGGAATAGAATTTCTGAAGCGGGACATCCAATACATTTGTTTTTAGTGCCGCTATTAATGCCTGGTTCATCAACTGTTCAAAATCATCGGCAAAATCGGCCATCGACCGCTTACCCTCCGCAAATCCGTCAATAATACTGTCTGCTATCTGTGATGATGTCGTTGACGTAACAAGTTGCATATACTCGTCTTTTAGCGAATATAACTTATCCACATAACCGGCATATTCGTTGATCAATGTCTTTATTTCTTCGGTGCCCGATTCGCTGTATTTAATCAGCAGGTCGTTATACAGCTGTTCATTCTTTTTTATGGCTTCATCAAGTCCCTGAAGTGAGTATGACATCAAATTTCTGACTCTTGGACCTGATCCTGTTTCGGAGGTCGTTGTACCGATTATGTCCTTCATTATCCGTTCAAGGTCAGAATCGGATGTAATATTATTAATTGACCCGATGACTGAATTAAGGTTGTAACCTAATAACTGAACAGCATCGTTATACCGGGTAATCCTTTCCGTACCGAATGTTCTCTCAATGCTATTGTATAGGTTGTCAAAAATGGCATTCATTGCATCGAGTGAATTGTTCAGGTTTGTTAACTGCTCCTGTTCTAATTCCTTTTGCCTTTGTGCCGATTCTTCCGAAAGGTCTTTAAGCGACGTGAACAGCGTTATCATTCCGCGCGCATCACCGGCAAACAGCTGACCGATTCCTGAAACAATACCGCCAAATGATGAAAGGTTATCGTCTACCTGTCCGATAACATCACCCAAGCCGGAAAATACCTGACCTATCTCCTGTAATTTTGTGGCATTTATCGAAAAAATAGCCTTATTTACTTCCTCTAATCCTTTCTGAAGTTTTTCTAGTTCCTCATCGCTCTTACCCAGTTTTTTGTATTCTGAAATCGTCTTTTGTATTTCATTGCGCTGTAATACCAATGCCCGTTTTACATTATCAATATTTTTCGTATCGAACGACTGACCAAGATCCTTTAACTGTTCAACGTATTGCTTTATTTCTTCAGCGTTAATATCGGCACCGGCCTTTGTCAGATAGTCGATTTTCTTCTGTATATATTTTACCGCTGTATCAAGTTTTTTCTTCTCATAATCCGCTTCGGAAAGATAAATATCCCGTTGGAGGTCGATCGTCTTCAGCGCAACATCTTGTTCTTTATCTATTCTATCAATGTAATATTTTGCTTCAACTTTACGTTCCGCTATTGCCTTAGATGCTTCCAATGCCATTTTTAGCTCATTATCCTTTGCATCTTCAGCCATTTTAATGCGGTCATTGTAGTAACGTGTGATATCAGCCAGTTCTTTGTCTTTTGCCGATAGCAATTCATCAGATACAGTACGCCAGATGTCCGCTATTTTGTCGGCTGCATCCTTCTCAATCTTTACTTTTGTATCCGCATATTTTTGTGCGGCTAATTTTGTTTGTGTATCAATATCGGCCTGATATTGCTGCGGAAGCACTTGAACCGTCGGTAATTTCTTTGTCAGTTGTGCATCATTATATGTCTTCAGCAAATCGGCAGCGTATTTCTCGATTGCCTGCAATTCCATTTTGTAGGCCAGTTCCGCCTCCTTGATTTGCTTGTCGGCACCATCCTGCATGATGGCTATCTTTGTCGCTTCGGTCTGGTTGCGCAATTCGATCTCACGGTCTGCAAGTTCGGTGAGTGCTTTCAGTTTTTCTTCTTCGGCCTTTCTGACATCTTCAGCCGATTTGCCAGCTTTAATACCAAATGATTCAAGTTGTTTCTCTAATAATTTGATTTTTGCCCTTGCGTCTTCGCGTTGTTTATCACTCGTTCGGGAACCGCCAGACATTACCTGTTCTAACTCTTTGTTGGCCTCTGCTAATCTTGCTTTAAGTTCACGTATCTGATCGGTATTTACCGGCGTTTTAAGGTAATTATCAATCGCCTCTACCTGCTTCTTTATTGCTGCCTCGGCACCTTCGCCAAGTCCGGTACCAACCAATGACAACAACTTTTCCTTTGCATCTCGCGCCTGGCTTTCGGTCATCTTTGTTACTTCCGAAAATAATGCCCGGTATGGTGTCAGTATTTTGTCAACTTCCGGCTTCCCAAGCTGGTTTAATTCAGATTCGCTTTTAGCTATATTTTCACTTAATGAAGCAATATCTTTATTTAATCCATCGAATTGTCCTCTTAACCGAAGTATTGCCTTCTCACTTAATGCCACCGAATACGATACCCCGTATTCGTCTGCTGTTTCTGTGTATCCGGTATTTATCTGCCTCCGTATTTCTTCACGCTGTTTTATGAGTGTATCAAGTTGTTTCTGCGAATCTTTAAGGCTTTTCTTAGTGATCTCAACTGTATTGACACGCATTTCATCGTTTAGCCGTTTCAACTCATCAGCCGCAATTTTAACCACGCGTCCATAACTGTCTACCTCAGTAACGATTTCCGGGAATATACCGCCAAGTTTATTCAGTGTAGTATTGAACTCATCCTGTTGCTCTTTTGTCCGCTTTGTTTCTTTACTTAACTCCTCATATTTTTTTATCAGTTTATCCGTTTCAACTTGTTTTCCGATCGTTTCAATACTTTCGTTCAGTTCATCAATATATTCCTCTGTTTTCTTTACATTTTTACCAATATCGGCAGTTGCTTTCAGCAATAATGCTATTCCCATTGCCGCGAGTACAAACGGATTATTAAGCATTGTTTTGTTAAGCAATGCCTGTGCCTTTTGTAATCTTTCTGTCCATACCCACTGTGCAGCAAGTGCCCTGTTGAATACTCCGTTCGATGCAGCAACCATTGCCGTTATTGCAGCCTGTTGTTTCATCGCAATATTTATGAGTATGACAGCGGCCTTGTATGCACCATACGTGACAACTAATGTTTTTATAACACTTATTACCGTTTCATAATTTTCAACCAACGATATACCGGCCCGTATTGTCCCGGCAATGGCACCCTCTGAATTCTTCCCGATATCATTAAGCATCTGGTTCCATGCGTCACGAAGATTTGATTGAAGCCCGGTTATCGTTTGCGCCTGCTTATCCATCAGGTTTGCAAACCGGCCTCCCTCGTCTGTCATCGACCGAAAGGCGTCGCTCACCTCTTTAAATCCTATCTTTCCGGCGGTGACCATTTCCTGAATTTCCTGTTCCGTCCGATTCAGGTTCTTTGCCAATTCGGCAACAATAGGCACACCGGCAATATTGAAATCACGCAACTCACGCCCGGTAAGTTGTGCCTGTGTTTTTACCTGTCCAAAGTTCAGGATGAGCCGTTCTATTGGCACTGATAATCCAGCCGATACGTCGCCAAGTGCTTTCAGTGTGGGTATAATTTCCTCAGATGTGACGCCAAATGCCATTAATGACTTTGCACCCGAAGCAACATCTTTCAGTTCAAATGGTGTTTTTGCCGCAAATTCAACTACCTGGGCCATAAGTTTGTCAGCCTTGTCTTTGCTGGCCAGCATCGTCTCAAAAGCCACTTCCAACTGCTGAAATTCGCCACGCACGCGGGCAATGCTCGTGATGAACTGTGCCGCAAAATCAAATGAGAAATAAGCCGCCACGGATGCCGCCAGACCACGAAACATGTTGTCCATCTGATTGCCTGCCTTCTCCGCATTGCTGGTCATATTTGACAGCGTCCGGTTAATCTGCTCAATGTCCTTTTTAAGCTGGTCGCTGTCAATGCGTGCCTCAAAATATATGCCTGCCATCTTATTTTATGTATTTGCCAAATTTCCGTTTCAATATGTCCGTATCTCCGGGCACCCCCTCCTCACGTTTCGCCCCCTTCTTCTCGCTGCTATTGTAATGCCAGTACGGCATATCCCGCATCTTCATCACCAGATTAGGCCACGTCTCCACCCACATAATCTCGTTGTGGTTTAACATGAATGTTTTTTGAATCAGGGCGAGGGTGCCCCAGAGGGTTTCACCTCCACGGTTTTCTCCTGACCGTTGGTCTTCTTCTTCAGAAAGTTCATCCCTTTTGTCAATGTCATAATAAAAAAAAAGTGTTCAGCCCCCATCTGCCGGTATACCAGCGACACATAAGAGAATAATTCCTGTGTTGATTTCACGCGCCACATAAGCACCCGGGTAAGCCAGCCCGCAAATAGCCGTATCTTCATCGGGTTATTCGTTGCTCCAAGCGCGACGATCCGGCAGAACACACGCAGGTTATCGCCGGTTTTCATCAGCTCGTTGATCATATTTTCATCTTCAAAGACGTCTTTTATCTTTGTCGATTGCTGGCTAATTTTGACGATTGTACCCGGATGTAACGGACGGATCGTGAGCGTTAGTTTTGTACCGAACCAGAATGGAATGCGGAACTTAATGCCGTCGCCCAAAATGGTTGACCCTGCCTCATATTGCGTTTTCTTGTCTTTTTCTGTCTCCATGCTAATTTTATAAAAAAGCCGCCGTCGGCGAACTTCAGGCGGCTTTCGTTACTAAACCAAAACAAGAACCAATTATGAATTAGGCAACTTGATCTTGTACGGTGCCTGGTCGCCGTCGTCCGTGCCCGTTGTTGCGGGTGCGAGTGCCGTGGCAACGACCTCCATCTCAAGCAAATTCTCACGTCCCACAACACTGTCGAAACGGCCAAGGCATGAAGCCCTGTAAATCTCAAATACGGCATTGTTGGTACACGTAATTTCCAGAGCGAGTTCTTTAGCCTCGACGGTGTCAGGGCCGGAGTAACTCAGGTAACCAGTGTCACCGGTTGAACTGATACCGCCCTTCATCACCGCGATGAGTGCCGGTGTGCAGTCGTAAGCGCGCCATGTGACGGTAAGGTTACCGGCGTCGGTGACGATAGAGTGAACCGCAGTGGTTGTTTCCTCCACGTAAAAATATTTCACGGTGGATTCTTGCTCACTGATGGTTAATGAACCTTGGACGGTTTGCGCCCATGATGTCATGTCGCCCGAAGCGGGCATGGACGGTGAATCGCCTGTGGCGCACACCGTGCCGTATTTCACGGATTTTATCCCGTATAAGTATTTCTGCTGTGCCATAGTCTTTAATTTACCAATTTAACTGATAATCTGATGTTTGAATAGTGATAATTAATATCCGGTTCGCGATGATATTCCTGGGATTCAAAGTCGATAAGATACCCGGTTCCAAGCAAGTCCCCGTCTGCTTCCTGCAACAGTGTCATCACTGCCGAGGTTGCATCCTGGAGTGCTACGATGTCCGGTATTCCATCGCCTATGTCTTTTGCGTAGTAATTGACGTTGACGTATACCTGTTGCATGACCCCGTTCGTGATCGGCAGGGCATTCAGCACATAGAACTCGTCGGGTGTCGTGTATGTCGGCTTTGTATATTTATACACGGGTGGCGTCACACCGGAACCTCCTTTGAGAATCGCGTATACTGCATTAACTGCCGTGTCCTGCGTTTTCATTTCTGATTCCAATGAACGGTTACACCCTTGCTGCTGATATTGACATCCTCCAGCCCTTTCTTTGCTGCGTATGCCCTGATGTTTTCTTCGACTGACTTCAATGCCGTAACTGACTGTGAAGAAATCACATTGAAACCCTTTGATTCCAGATAACTCGCATAGTCCATACCGGCAACGCCGATCAGCTGGTAGCCTCCCAGTGTTTTCACCTCGGTAAGCATCGCCATCCCTGCCGCAGCCCCTTCGGTCTCTGGGCCGAAATCACCCATTATAACCACGCCGTTTTTAAGGATGAAAAATCCTATAGACGACTGAAGGTTGCCCGTGTCGGGATAATACACCCCGGCACCCAGGCGCGGTTCCGCCTTGCGTATTGCGCTGAAAGAAGCCTGATCAATATCGACCTGGGTACGCGCGTCGGTGACGAATTTATGACCAATGATTTTAAGCCTGCGGATAATGCCGTCTTCGACTGCCTGGAGTTGCTGTTGCGTCATCCGGCCAATCTCCTGCGGTGATGTTTTCATCGTTATACCCATGACTTGCTGTTCAACTGGTTGTTCTCATGACGCTTTACCGTGCCATTCACCGTGCGCCCGTTATGCATCGTTATCACCACCGTCGAACCGGGTGTGATCTCCGTTGTATGTACGGGCTGGTAAACGGCATAGTCGTAACTGATGGTTTCCCCGTCGGGCATGGTGACAGTACCGCTACGGCTGTTATATTCAGCCCGGCAGGTCGTTGTGTACGACGTTGCCCCGGATGCCGAGAATACACCACCTGAATTCTGCACCGGAGTGCCGGGGATGGTGTATACTGCCGTATCGGGATACTGAATCACTGCCATCTTACCACGGTTGTACTGATTTCACACGAAGATTACCGCCGCCCATCGTCGGATATGACCATTTTGCGTATATGCTGTTGGCTATGTCCAGCAGTGAATCACGATCGGATACAGATATTGAATACCCACCTTCAGATATGTTCACTCCTGTTGCCAACGTCACATACAAATCGGCCCGCGCCAGTTCAAACGCTTCGCTTATGCCCGCATACGTTCCGCCGGATGTAACTCCGCGGTCTGTAAGGGCCTTGCTGTAAGCATTATCACTTAGCGGGTAACCGGCAATGGTGGCTTTGATTGCTTCCAGGTTTGTCATCGCGAACGATCAATCAATTATGACCATGTAGCTGTACTGTCCAGATAAAGACTGTAGCACTGGTCTACGTTCGACCATGAAGGGAAGACGTTGGCCTCGGCTTTCGTAAGCACAGCCGACGGGTTGAACTCCTTACGGATGCTCACCAGCACCGGGCCGCGTTTCGTCTGCAGAACGTCAAGAGGTTTCTCGATTTCTTCCGCAATGGGTCCAGCATAAAAATCGCCGCACTGCATGGAGGGAACGAATGTCACGTGGTTTGAACTCCACGGATTGGTCGACGTACGCGTGCCCGTGGCTGCCTCGATATCAACATAGGTGTCGATCAGAACAACTTCAGGAAGTCCCAGGGAACGCATAACGCGGTTGGTGATGTCAACGGTCGAAAGCGGCGTCACTCCGTATGTCGTGTCAAGTGACAGAACTTGCTTCACGGCATTGACATACTCGGTGCAGGCGGTCATGTAATCGTAGGCTGTGCGATCCATCAGCGCATAGGCCAGCTTTACGCCAGCGGTACGCCCTGCGGCGGCAACAGCTTTGAAGTCAGTGATAGGCACGCCGGTTGATCCGCCTGACGACCATAAGCCGGTCACAAGCTTTTTGTTTGCCGCGGGCATGCCCGAATCCACTGCGGTCTCGTTGATGATCCCCAGCGGATTGTTTGTGGTCGAAAGGGTGAATTTTGTGGCCGAAATCAACTGAAGGGCAGTCCATTCCATACGTCCCTGCACGCCATTGTAACATACGTCGCTGTCGGCGAAGATGTCTTCAATCACGGCGTTCATCCCGATGGTGTTCTTCAGGATTTGGTGTTCAAGGATCTCACGTTCCGACTTACGGATGGCAACGGCCGTCTTCGGTATGTCGAAATATTTGATCGTTGCACCCTTACGCTTGATTTCCGGCGTGGTGGCATCATAACTGATGATATAAGCGGCAACACGGTTACCCGTGCTTCCGACTATGGTCTTTCCGTCCAGTGTCGGAACGGTTTTCAGAGGGAAGAAGTTCGGCCAGTACAAAGCGTCGTAAGTACGGGCGGTCATGTAGGTCTCGAGACCTGTCTGGCTGATTCCATTAATTAACGGTGTTTTCATGTTTTTAGATTTTAAGCGTTAAAACGGAAAAGTGCCAGAGCGGTCTTAAATGTGCTGGTCAGCGGGAATGGAAGCGCGCTGTCGCGCACGGCACCACGAACGACCAACGATGCATCTGCATTGTCATAAAGGGCAACGCCATCGCCAACACATACCCAATCCTTCACGAAGGCGTTCGGTGTGTAATAAGCGGTTGTTGTACCTGAAGCGGCAGAGGTACCCTGAATGAGGACTGTGTCAGCCGCGGTGGTTACCAGGCTGCCCCCCAGGGTGAAAGTGTCATAACTGGCTCCCGTTGCAACGATGCTGCTGATGACCCAGTTAATAGTCCCGTCGGTGATGTAGTCACCGGCTTTAAAGAGTGATCCCTTGACGATCTTTGGAGTGGATGCCCCGCCCGATGCCTCTGCGTATATCTTGGCCGTTTTCACGACTTCGGCGACGCGGGTAGTCGGAACATAATATACCGGCGTACCGGATTCAATCCACTCCGTGTCGGCAGGGATGCGCGTGGTGTCGAGTGACACCCCACCGGGTATGTCTTCCAATACAAGGTCGAAAACGACATCCCTTGCTGCTATGGTTTCTGAAGTAAATTGCATTTACAAAATTTGTTCGTTAATAACTCAGATTAATTTTTTCGCTTCAACACCTTCCGTCTTTGCCGGGTTATTGCGTTTTTCAGCTATCATCCGCGCCACTGCAACGTCTGATTTATCCCCCTGGCTGTCTGCCGGTGTGTTGATGATAACCCCGTCGTTTACCATCATCTGCCTTGCTTCCGCGAAGTCAGATTCAATTTGTGTTGCGACGTTGTCGATTTCTGCTTCTGATTCAACTTTCAATGTCCGCCCTTTCAGGTACCACTCCGGCACTTTCTTCTCTGACAGCTTTGCCCGCAGGCGGCTGTTCAGTTCGGATTGCTTTTCGCGGCGTTCGTAGGAATCCAGACGGTCAAGTATTCCCTTTGCCCATGCCGGGACGTCGTCCCCCTGTGTGGCAGGCTTTTCTGGCGTTGCGGGCGGTTCGGGTTTTGTCGCTTCGGCTTTGGCCTTTGCCACCGCCTCGGTAACTCGCTTGTCAATGTCGGATTGAAATCCTTTCAGCAGAGGTTCGACCCCGGCAATGCCGGTTTCTATTTGTGTGTCGTCGGTGATGGTTTTTTCAAGAAATGAAGCTACCCCATCAAATGCTTTTTCTCCGAACCCAAGATTCTTGAATCTCGTTTTCAGGGCTTCGATAATTTTTTCTTTCACGTGAATAATTTTTCGGTAAATTTCACACGGTATTATGTGTCTTTAATGATGTTTGAGATGGTAATATGTCACGGTTTGCGATGTGTGAACATTTTTATGCCGGTTGCACCTCTTTAATCTTTGTTTCTTTCGGGAACGGGTATTTTTTTCCGGAATACACCGATTCGACAATTTTCTGATTGTCGCTAATGAAATACGGATTTGTCTGCCAACGGTCGAACTGCTCCCGGTGTTCTTTCATATAGTTTTTGAATCCTTCAGGTACATCATTGACGACGGGTACAGGGTTGCCATTTTCAAAATCATCAAGTTGGTCGAGTGTCATCGTCACCGGGACACTGTAACAACGACATTGCGGATGCCACCCTATCCAATGAAAATCCTTCGGGTATACCCCCGCCGCCGAATCGCAGATATCGGGAACCGGATGGTTTGGGCTTAACATTATGCGGTAACCGATGACAACATCGGTATTGCGGTATGTGGCCATGTCTGAGGCCCGGTATGCCATGTTTATCTCCGTGCGTGCCAGACGCCGGGCATTCTTGTATGACGACCGGTAAACGCCACGGCCGGGATGGTAATTCTCCATCGGCTTTGACGGCACCAGCTTACCGGTTTTCGGGTCACGTACACGGCGGAATCGTTTATCCGGTTCATTCAGAATGTTGCGAATATCGCGGCTGATAACATCGGCACTGCGGCCCGTTGCCAGTCCTGATTCAAGGTAATATTCCAGCTGTTCTTTGGTGTTCTGCGCAATTTTCCACACATTCTGTGAAAGGTTCATACCGGCTTTTTTGCGCACCATGAACGCCTCCATTGCCTGCACGTTGCGCTGGTACATGCCCCCCATGTCGATTGTTTCAGCGCCGGGAGTGACCAGTTGCCGCGTTTCAATCTTTGCCGCGGACATCTGGCTGATGTATTCGTCAACCATCCGGTTAGCCTTCTCTTCTGCCAGCATCCAGGCGTCTGTCTTATTCAAAGTGATATATTGCTTAAGTTCGTCTGAGAATCGTTTCAGTTCCGAATTGATTGCCTGTTCCAGTTTCGGGTCACGGATGACGACGCCCTTCTTATTATACCGGTATTGCTGTATTATCGGAGTTACGCGCTGAATATAACGGCGGAATATTGCCTGCGTTTCGGTATTTACGGCAATCAGTTTCTGAATCAGCTTGCGCTCATAGAATTTGGTGATATTTGTCGCGTCATAATCCACGGAGGTAGTTGTCTATTTCTGATTTGAATTCATCGAATGACCGTATTACAACATAACGGTTACCAACGGACTCTGCTGCCTGCTGAAATTGCCGTTGTGAATCGCTTTGCCGTCCCGCACCTGATTTCATTTCAATACATAAGGCTGTATATTCTGAATTTGGAATCAGCAGGATTAAATCGCTTACACCGGCCAGTACGCCCTCGCCTTTGAGGATGGCGGCAGTTACGCGGTTGCGGTGTGACCCGTTCGGCACGGCAAATAGCAGGCGTTCATATCGCCGGTACTGAAGCCGGAACCATCTGACACATGCCGATTGCAATTCTGATTCATGGTGCCTCATTCAGCATTTCTTTTTCTTTGGACGCTTCTTTTTTGCCATTGAACATTCGCTTTATCCACTGAATTATTTCCTTACGGCTTCGCCACAGTTTATCAAAGACGCCCGTTGCTGCAATGACAGATATTGCATTAAGAATCCATTCCTGCCATTCCGGTGGTATCTCCGTACCCCATATCATTTTAATGAGTTGAAATACCATCAATAACACACCGCCGGATGCCGTCTTGTATCCGCGTGTCGATTGCCATGCACGCTTCATTGTTTCCATGTCCGTAACCCCAAAAGTTCATAACCGGGATATTTCCCGATAGATACCTGATTATTCTGATTCCCGCCCAAAAGCCATATTTCGGAACCGCTGCTCTTAATCCAAAAACCAACATGTCCCATCCACGAAGATCCACGCCGGGACAATACCGCAATGCAAGGTACTTTCGGCTCGTATATTGATTTGCCCCAGTCGAGGAAACTACGTGCCGTCAATGCCCCGGTATGTGGCAATCCGGCTTTCCAGAGGCACCAATTAACGTATGCCGCACACCATGCTGTTTCATCATCATTCACGCCGGTGAATCCAATTTCGTGAAAATATTTCAGCACTTCGGGATTATGCCCCTGCGTCCATTCCTGAATGCCATATTCCCCCAAAGCAACTGAAAAAGCCGTGAATAATTTATCTTCCATGTACCGCCTCCATATTTCTGCAATACTTACCATGTCAGGTGATGAAATACAGGATTGAATAAGCCGTCAGGCAGACAGTCAGAATCAGCCATATCAGCCACTCGCACTTGTCGCTATTTGTTTTCATTGGTTGCTTCGTATTGATCGGTACACCTGATCTTGTTTTTCCATGATACGGATATGATCATCCCGGTTCTCCTGAGACAATGTTTTGAATGCCTCCTGAAACTCAATCCTCAGTTGCTGTATTGCCTGTGCATTCTGTTGTCGTCCGGATTCCAGCATCTGAATGCGGATTTCCTGTTGCTCATTTACCGTCTTTTGTTGCGCAATCTGCACGTTAATACTGACCCAAGCGGTGATTATTGCGCCAAGCAGTCCAACCGTTGAAATCATCTGTCCCCAAGTCATGCCGAGTGATGTATGCTTCCTTAACCCGGTGTGAACCTTTCCTTCCATATCGTCAAACATTTTATCATATTTATTAGGGTTTGTAATTTATGCACTTTTAAATATTTTGTTAACCTGATAGGTAAGCAACACATCTAACACAATCACCTCCCCTGCTATTGCTGTTCCGTCTGCTGCTATCCTTCTCAATCTTAATCCCAAATGATCACTCGCTGCGATGTTCGGACTGTATGAATTGTAAGGAATGGTGAACGTAGGATAATGGAGAATGTATTGTGCTTCATTTACTGCACAAGTGACATTGTTTGACAGGTCATGTGTTCCTGCTGTTAATTTTCCTGCTGATGGTTGATTCTCAAATGAAAGTTGCAACTTAAAGTTTTTTGTCACACCCCCTGATTGTGTTGTATCCAAACAACAAATCACGGTGCAAACGATATTTGAAGCACCATCCCACCGACCGGGAATATAATCACGGAAAAATAATTCTTCATCATCACTATTGTAAATCGGAAGTGAGTATCCTGCGTGCGCACCTAATTCAACAGGAGTGGGTTTTGTCAAAGCACCAATGCGGCCTGCAACTAACGTAGGGCGCATGGTCAGCTTTGCCTTTGTACTCTGTGTGGCTGACAACGTGGCTACATAGTCCACGTTAGCCTGTGTATGCATTATAGTTTTATATACCGTCATTCTATGATGAAATTCCTATTGTTTCAGTTGTGATTACCAGCGTTGGTGTGCTATCATCATCAATGTACGTTTGATAGACATTGCCCCCATTGCTTATCTGATGTGTGACGTTTGTATCTTCAACAGTATCAAAGGCTGAACAATCTAAAGAAGATACATCGTTTTTAAATTCATTCAGATATGATGAATCAGGTAAGGTATTATTAAAACAACTTGTTCCAAAGGTGTTGCCATCACAATCTGTTCCAAAGGTGTTGCCTCCACAACCTGTTCCAA